GTTAAATAAGAACTATTTTTTGCAAGTGTATAAAACTACTAAATTTAATTATGATCAAAGCAAAAACTGGTGATACTGTAAAGGTGCACTACACAGGAACTCTGAACAACGGAGAGGTGTTCGATAGTTCAAAAGTTGAAGGGCGTGAGCCGTTCTCTTTTAAGATTGGAGAAAAATCTGTGATTGCAGGTTTTGAAAACGGCATCATTGGTATGACGGTGGGTGAAACTAAATCTATTAACATTTCTGTAGAAGAAGCTTATGGTGAGCGTGATGATCGCTTGCTTTTTGAAGCTCCTATGGAAAAATTACCGCAGGGTGTTGAGGTTGGTACACAATTACAAGTTATGACTCCAATGGGTCCACAACTTGCTAAGGTTACTTCTATTAGCGAAGAAAGTAAAACTGCGATGATTGACCACAATCATCCACTTGCAGGACAAGAATTAAACTTTGAAGTAGAGGTTCTAGAGATTGAAAATTAATTTCAATCTTTAAGAACTATTTACTCTTTGTGAATATATACTATACAAAATTCACAAAACACGTTCTTTAACATATTTTTCTCGAAGCGGTCTATAGGGTTACTTCAACAATACGACGAAAAGATAAGCGCCTTTGGTGCTCTATCTAAAGAAGAAAGTACTATCACAGAAAAACGCCTGTAACAAGGAGAACAGTGGTTCGGCAAATTCAAAGCTAGAAAAAAGGAACGATTACCTCCCGAAGGAGGGACCACTCTACAGAGTTTTCTCGAGAAAAACACATTCCAAATCCGAAGCGGGAGCGAGGGTTACTTCATTACACATTACAACGAAAAACCACCTTCTCCATTATTCTCGGATCTTCATTAAGTCTACTTAGTAGACATGACAGGTCCGGTTTCTTTATGTTACCGGACCTTTTTTGTTAATAACTAATTGTACCAAAGTTTTTCTATGTGGAAAAAATGGTTAATTTTATACTATAACAATTAAATAATATATGAAACTAAAGAAACTTACAATCTTTCGCGGGAAAAAGGCAAAAATTGGTCCTGTTCACACCATGAACATCCGATTGGATGATTTGCGCGCGGTCTTTTTTCCACGTGGCTTTTATGAAAAGTACAAATACTTGGGTTCAGTTCCCTGGAAAGAGGAAGGAAAACTGTTTCAAGCTATGGAGCCGCTGATTATCTTTATGGACCACAAGGCACGTCCGCAATGGTGCCCCAGGTGGTTCCTCAGATTTTTGCACCTCTTTGGTAATGACAACAGTATCGTTAGGGTTCGTAACTACAAGTTACACGATTTGTTCCGAAAGCTGACCAAGGGAATCTTCATCTACGACTACAAAACCAAGTGGGAATGGTATGACTTGCGCATCAGCATTTCTGGAGACGCTCAAATGAATAATTTGGCAGATATGATTGAGTCTGACTTTTACCGACGCGGTCAACGAGAAGACCTAATCGAGGAACTGAAAAAATATGTCCCAGACCCGGAAAGGACGTACTGGGGTTCTAACGAAAGTCTGATTGAAGAACTGGATAAACTTCGTGAAGCTGCAGAAAACGAAGCTGCTCCCAAGAAACGTGGAAGAAAAAAGAAAACTGAAGAGTAAACAAGTAAAACGAGTAATATGAAAAGTATCATGCAATTAGGACCAGTACACGAGAGCACTGGATTGATTTATCAAATCGCTGATGTGATTGAAGGCATCGATGTAGTAATTGATTTTTGCTACTCAGGCAACGACGAAGAAAACACAGTAGACTTTGAATACGCCATCGCTGAAAGTAGTTCTAACCCCGACCTCTCCGAAGAACAACTGGAGATAATCAATAAGATTTTAGAATGCGGACAAGAGGAACTATACGTCGTGGCTCTAACAGAGTACTATAAGAAAAACGCGGACTTTAAGTTCGTTACCGAGTATGAACACGATCCTACATCAATTTTATACCAAAAGTAATGACGGAGAAGGAATTAATGTTGCTGGGTTTCCAAAAAGAATCGGTAGACCCATATTTGGAAGAAGAAGACGACTATTATTACGCGCTAGACATTGTAGATGGCCTAACACTCATCACACCGTGCGCAAGTGAAATCAGGGATAACAATTGGTACTTGGAGTTCTTTAACACAGATGTTCCAGTTCGTTTCCATGAATTTGGGCCAGCACAGGCATTAATTAACACGCTGAAAAACGCAATTGTAAATAAAGACTAAAAACAAATATATGAGCAAGCTAAGTAAATACAGCACAAAAGAATCTGCAGAAAGCAGAGAACACGCAAAAACTGCGGTGACTAACTTTATGGGTGGGAATTCCTACACAGTAAACCCCCTTGATACATTACGCATTGTGGCAGCATCTTCAATCTTTGGAGAGCCGCAATACTACCGTGACGGTCTTGAAAGCGATAAGCGAGTTGCTGCTTTCATGAGTGAGACTGAACACGCAATCTTTACCGAAATGGTTGACGGCAAGAACGCGGTTGATGTGTTTACATCTGCTATTGATGCCGCTTTAAGCCATGACTTTGAAGGCACTCTTAAATTGGCGGTCGAGTTAAGAAACACATATAACATGCGATTAAACCCTGCGGTTATCTATGTTCGCGCAACTCTTCACGCAAACCGAGCTGACTTTAACGCAAAACACCCAGGCTTAATGAAAGCGGCGGGTAAAGAAATTGCCGGTCGTCCAGATGACTTAACGAATCAGTTTGATTACTATATGTTCGTTAATGGTTCTAAGAAAGGTCTTCCTTCTTTATTAAAGAGAACTTGGGCAGAAAAGTTAGAGGTATACAGTCGCTATCAATTAAACAAGTACAAGGGAAAATCCTTAATTGACTTGGTTCGTTTATCTCACGCGAATAGTGCTGACATTGATGAATTAATGCAAACAGGAACTCTTAAAGTTACTGAAACAGAAATGACTTGGGAAACTTTAAAGTCCGCTGGTAAAACTTGGGAAGAAATCATTAATCAAATTCGTATTCCACACATGGCACTGTTAAGAAACCTTCGTGGTATCTTTACCGAGATTGAAGATCGCAAAGCTGCTGAAAAAATCTTAAATGATTTGAAGGCTGGTGTTTTGAACGGTAAACAGTTCCCTTTCCGTTACTGGAGTGCTTACAAAGCTGTTAAGAATGCTGATATTCACAACAAGCAGTTGGTTCTTGACGCTCTTGAAGAGTGCATGGATATCGCGGTAGAAAACATGCCAAAACTTTCCGGTAAAGTTGCTTGCTTAAGCGATAACTCTGGGTCTTCTTGGGGTACCATGAACAGTGAATACGGTTCTGTTACTGTAGCAGAAATTGCCAACTTGTCTTCTATCATTACCGCTAAACAAGCTGATGAAGGATATGTGGGTGTATTTGGAGATCGCTTATCAGTTGAACCCGTTTCAAAACGCAATGGTTTACTTACGCAGTTACAAGAAACTTCTGAAAGAGGCAAAAGTCAAGGTGGTAGTACTGAAAACGGAATCTGGTTATTTTGGGATGACGCTATTCAAAACAAGAAGCACTTTGACACTGTGTTTATCTACAGTGATATGCAAGCTGGTCATGGGGGTCTTTATGGAATTGACTCTTCAGAATACAAAGACTATACTTACAGAAAAGGCCGTTTGCATGGCAGCTACATTGACGTGCTTGCTTTGGTAAAAGAATACCGAAAAACAGTTAACCCAAAGGTGAATGTCTTTACAGTACAAGTCGCAGGATATAACAATGCTTTGTTGCCAGAAAACATTTATCGCGGAGCGGTATTGGCTGGCTGGACTGGACGTGAACCTTCATTTGCCAAGTGTATCATTGATGCTTGGGATCAAATTGAGAGCCGATGAAAACGCTAAGAAGAATAGTCAAGTATCTGCAATGGCTTGAAGAACAAAGAATAAAAGCCATGATCTGGAGTGGTCGTGGTTGGGGATAATCAAAAGGGTCCTGGGCCTTTTTCTTTTAAGAACTAAATGACATTTTAAGTATATAAGTCTTAAATAAAGGTTTAATGGCAAAGATGAGAAAAAGCGTTGCATATACTACGCACGAAGAGGATAAAGAATTAGTTAAAGAAGCTATTAGCGGAAACCAAAAAGCCTATAACATTCTGCTTCAGAAGTATAAACCTATTCTCTATACCGCAGCAAAAAGACGTTTGCCTTACCGAGATCCTGAAGATCTTGAAGATATCACCATGATAGTTTTGGGAAACGCTTTTCTAAAACTTAATCAGTATGAACCTGAAAAGTCAAAGCTCTTTACCTGGATGGTTGCGTGTCTTCATAACTATGTAAACTCTATTCCTAAGCAGAAGAAGAGGGTAGAAACATATTCTCTTGAGGACAATCAACGAGAAGCTGTTGCTAAACCTGACACACATAACTTTGACACCAATGTGGATCGTGAGAGAACTTCACAGCTGGTAAAGACTTTAATTAATCGTCTTCCTACTGACCTTGCTAAAGCAATTACAATGAAGTACTTTAAAGATTCTTCGCATGCAGAAATTGCTGAAGAAATTGGATGTAAAGAACAAGATGTTTGGTATAAATTGCAAAGAGGGCGTCAGCTGCTCAAAAGAATGAGCGAAACAAATGAATTATTTTAACATGAGTAAAAACTACGATTACAAAGCAGCAAACCCAAGCAACGTTTCTTTTGCTGGAACAACCGAAAACTTTATCTACGTTTGTACACCTAGTTACACGGGAATAATTCCTGTGTATGTAGGCACAGTTCCTAATCACGAGACGATGGTAGCAGGATCGCTTGATAACACTATGCAAGATTCTTCAGCGCCAGGTTCTTTACATAACGCGGTTAAGAAGAATGAAAAAGCCTAAGATACTTATACTGCTGCAAAACTTCTATGGAAGCAAGCAGATGAGCGGAAGGCGGCTAAGCAGGCCTGTTTATGATACACGCATTATTAGTCGTAAAAATGCAACATACAGCAGAATTGTTCCGTATCTTGAGCCACACTTTGAACTGTTCTTTGGAGAGTGTACGCCTCTTATAGGAACTGACAAAAACCAAAAGTTTCCTACTGACTTGGATTGGGTGAAGAAAACTCTCGAACATGATAAATGGTTTGCAGTACTTGCGTTTAGTTCGCAAGCTCATAAAGCATGCGAAGACTTAAACTTTTTGCCTGATGCAAAGTTGCCACATCCTGTTAGTTTTAAGTGGAGAAGAGCAGACATTGAAAATGTAGTTAAGGAACTAACAGAAAAAGAAAAATATAAACAATATGGGATTCAATAAGAAATATCTTCGTTCACTTGAGAACATAAAAAAGGAACTAGAGGAAACGCCAGATAACATAAATTACTACATGAATGCAGACGCCTTTATCGGATCTAAAGAAAGCATTGACTATCTTGGTGAGTTCTGGAAAGAATACAAAAACAAAAAAGACATTCTAAAGAACTCAAGCCCAACAGAATAATGGAATACCCATACAAAATAGATAACATTCAATGGAGGACACTAGATGTCCTCTTTTTGTACTATTTAGGAACTATTTACAAAATTTGTATATAAATTATAGAAAACTTAATACTATGCCAAACACATACATACTTGATGTCGACGGAACCATCTGTCACGCAGAAAAGCAAGAAGACGGAACCTACGATTACCCTAACGCAACCCCCTTTCCTCGTGTTATTGAACGAATTAATGAATTACACGAAGCGGGAAATACAATCATTCTTTTTTCTGCCCGAGGAATGCGAACGCATAAAGGCAACATTAAGGCTATCTATAAAAATACAGCTCCCGTTCTCGATGAATGGCTATTAAAGCACGGTGTGAGATTTGACCGCCTCATCATGGGAAAACCTTGGGGAGAAAACCCTATTTATGTTGATAACCGCAACCTATCGCTCAAGTCTTTTGTACTTGATAACCCTGAATTTTTTGAGAATATCATAAAAGCTGAAAATAAAATATGAGAAGCGTAATTATTCCGGCCGCTGGCCTTGCTACTCGCATGAAACCTCTGTCCCGAGGTGTAAGTAAAGCAATGATACCCGTAAACGGTCGTCCTCTAATATCTTATATCATAGAAAAGATATATGAAAAGCAAGATGTATCTGAAGTTGTCATTGTTGAAAATGAATTGGGTGACATCAGAGAATTTGTAAGTCGGGTTTATCCTGACAAAAACATTCGTTGCTATGTGCAAGAAGAAAAACTTGGGCCGCTTCACGCAATAGACATCGGGTATAAGCAATTAAAAGACTTCTCAAGCAACGTAACTATTTGGTTAGGTGATACCATTTGCCTGGACGATTTTAATTACAACAGGTCTTTTCTGGCCGTCCATAGAGTTTCTGACCCACATCGCTGGTGTTTGGTTGATGCAGACGGAAAACTGTATGATAAGCCTGACGGACAAGTGCCTACAGATTCTGCTATTATTGGTGTGTATAACTTTACTGACCGTAAAGCTTTTAATCATGGGATGGAAAAGGGCATGTCAAAACCTACTCATAAAGGTGAATACCAAATCGCGGCACTCTTGGAATCTTACATGAAAAAGGACGGACCCATGGAACTTGCCTTTGCTGAAGAATGGTATGATTGCGGTGAACTTAATACTTACTATGAGTCTAAAGCAAGATTGCTTAAGAGAACTGCTCGTTCTTTTAACAAGATTGAAGTTGATACATTTTTTGGCACAGTAACTAAAACATCTCAGGATCCTGAAAAACAACAAAAGATACAAGCGGAAAAGAACTGGTTTGAAAATCTCGATGAAAAGCAATCTCTCTTTTGTCCAAGGATTTTGAAGAGCGAAGCTGGTTCTTTAAGAATGACACTTGAGCCTGGTACTGCTCTTAATGAGGTTCTTGTTTATGACAACTTAAGAACCGATATTTGGCATGATATTATTCGCAAGATCTTAAAGGTTCATCACAGTGTGTTTTATACTAATCTTTCATTTAAGCCAAAAGGTGAAGAAGCACAATTATGTCTTGAAGCATATTACATAAAAACTTCTAACAGGTTAGAAGATATTTGGGAAGTACTTGGTCATCGTGATACCGAACTTGAATCTTTTCTTCTTGATACTTCGCTAGAATTAGTTAAAGACCCTGCTTGGTCTTCTTGCATGCATGGAGATTCTCATTTGGGCAACATTATATATGACCCACACAGTGGTAACATTAAGTTTGTTGATCCTCGTGGTGAGTTTGGTGGTTTCTATTGGAACGAAGGTGATATGCGCTATGACATGGCAAAACTCTTACAAGATTTTTACTGTGGGTACGCAATGATTATGGCAAATCGTTACAAAATTGAAGATACAACTCTTGAAATTGATTGGGTTCCTGGAACCCAAGACTTGTCTAAGTTCTTGGAAACTGAATTACATAATTTAGGATATGATGTAACTCTATTAAAGAAACTTGCTATTCTTCTTCTTGTTACAGCCATTCCTTTTCATCCTGATGATCGCAAAAGACAAACAGCATTCTATGTCAGGGCAAAGAATTTAATCGCACAAATGTAGAACATATATATACCCAAATAACTTATCTATGAAAGTTTACATTCCTTCTTATTTGGGTAGAGAACCTAAACTCATAGCAAAAAGAGTTGCTAAGCAAAATGCTCAACTTGAGTGGTTGTTAGCATCTGATAAGATTACACAAATCATACTGTGTTCTCAAGAATACCCATCTGACTTAAAAATGTTGCACGATAAAGTGCATTACATAGACGCACCCGCTAAAGGGCCTTCTGCAGCAAGAAACGTCTTATTAAAGCACTTTTACCAATCTGGTGATAGCATGTGCATGTTTATGGATAATGACATAACCAGCAAATTATATGCTGTTGACCTTTTCATAAATATAGCAAATGAATTAAGTAATCATACAACATGGAATCTTGTTGGTTTTATACCTCATGGGCATGCTCGTGATAAGTCACTTCCTGATACGCTTAACTTTAAAAGAAAGACCCTTTTTGCTACTGGTGCTTTTTTTATACAAGGCATAAAAGATTTGTACTTTGATGAAAACCTACAAAGTCTTGAAGATGTAGATTTTGCTATGCAAGCAATGACAAGTGGGTATTCCTACTATGAAATTGAAAAGTATTGCCTCTTTGACCACAGCTATGCTGATAGCGTGATTTATGAAGAGCGTGATCGTGAAAAAGAATATGAAGAAATTCGTAAGCAGATAAGAAATAAATATGATGCGGTTGTTAAGAAGATAGGATACTCTTCAATGCAATCTTTCATAAATTCATTTAAGCAACCCAAGAGCGTTGAGATATCAACACTTAAGTACCAAGCACGTAAACTATTCTAACATGAGTAAATTAACATTTGAAAAGAACAAGTTTGTTGAAAACGACCCAAAGAAAAAGAACATCCTAATTACAGTTTCACAATTAGAGACTCGTGAATATACTTACGGTTATGTTTTTCCACTTGTTGAACTTCTTAAAGAAGAGTATAATGTATACTTCTTTTATGAAGGTGGCCTTAAGGCTATTGAGAATTTAGGCATGACTAATGTTTATCGCATGAATAAAGCGGTTTATCACAAGTTTAAGGAAGATAACCTAAAGAGAAAAAAAGAATTAGAAACTTCTGATGTTTACAATCAAGACAAGATTGATTCATCTATACGTGAGTTTTTTGTCAACGAACCGGAGTTTGATAACATCATGATTATTGACAATCACAACTTGATGTTGCCTTTCAACCCACTGTCAAACCATCCTAAACTGCGTGATCTGTTTAATGATTACTTTGACACCTTTGAAGATGATGATCCGGAAGTACTGTCTGAGATTGAAAAACTTAATCACAAGCTCTTTGATGTAACCGCTAAATCTTTTTCACCGCTTGCTTTTCGTTATATGTACAAAAACGTAATGCTTTCAGTGGTTGAGCAAGTCTCTAAGATGAACGAAGCAAAAGTTCATATCATGTTGATTGATCCTTCTGCTGCTATTCCATTCTTTAAACACAAAGGTCTTGACCACAAGTTTTGGTATTACTCTGATGATCATCGACATACTCGTGATTTCTTTGCTTCTCCGTTTACTGAACTGCAGCATTTGGTTTATGAACCTGTTTGGAAAGGCATTAAACCGGAGAAAAAGAACTTACTTGATGATTTCTTTAGCAGTGACAAGAAGATTCCCTTTTTCTTCGCAGGTTCGCTTCTTAACGATAAAGGATTAAGAAAATACATCTGGCAAGATTTCTTTAAAGACTATGATTATGCTGGTTCTCAGCTCTACTTTAAGGTTAGTCTTATTTACGGAATGGATAAAGATTCATTTGAAAAAATGGGCGCTGAGGTTTCTGCGCACCCTAACTTCTGCGGTGACTTTATGCCAAACTCTGAGTATATGAACGTTCTTAAGAAATGTAAAACAGCTTTTATTGCAAGAAACGTATCAGCTAACGGAGGTTTAACCTACCGACATATTCAATACTTATACTTTGATGTACTTCCTATCTTTGACTACTTGTATGACCAGGATTACTTGTGGATTCCTAAGGAATTCCAAGATAAACTGACTGTTAAGAATGCAGAAGAATTACGCCAAGTAGTTGAGTATTATGACAAGAACGAAAGTGAAAGAAAAAAGATACTTGACGCAATGAAAAAACATTACGATATTGACGGCTGGTTAAGCGATTGGAAAAAGAAAGCAAAAGGAACAAATTTAATTAAAGAACTTCTTTATGAAAATAGAAAAAGTGTACGTGATCAATCTGCCTCACCGGCAAGATCGCAGACAAGAGTGCATTCGTGAATTTGAAAAAATAGGCTTTAATGACTATGAGTTTATAGAAGCAGTCAATTGGAAGCTCTTTTCAACGGATCTTCTTGATGATATGGTTAATCGTGAGTATAAGTACAGAACTAAAGACAAACGCGCTCAATACGGAAACGTTGCTTGTGGTTTATCACACTTAAAGGTTTACGAACACATCGTTAAGAATTACGGAAAGTCCGGTGATAAAGCATTTATCGTGTTAGAGGATGATTTTCAAATTGAGAACCCCAATGAATTTTGGAACTGTGTAAATGAATCTTTAACAATCACTAATGATTGGAATATCATTTACCTGGGCGGTCTTAAGAATACTAAAGGTGACAAGAGAGAAGCATTTTTACCAGGTTTTGAGAAAGCAATTAGCGTTTGGAACTCGCATGCATACATAATTAAGAATGCCCCTGATTGGTTTGCTGCAATGAAAGAAGTTGAGAAAAGAGGTTATTACGCAGACCGCGCTCTTAGAAAAGTTGCTCGAGATGATAAACACAATGCACATCGTTACTTAGTTATGTGGCCGTACCAAGTTTTACAACGTAAAAGTTATTCTGATATTAATCACGTGGTCCGTTAAGAATTTTTTTCCTTGAAATGTATAGAAATAAATAATATAGAAATCAATTAACATGAAGACTGATAATCTCAAGATCGCTGTTTTTCCGATAGGTTCAGCAATGAAATTCCGCAAAGAAAACATTAAAAGAGCGGACGGTACCTCGGAGTACTACAAATTGTTTTACGGGCTGGTTAGAAACCCTAATGTTTCCGAAGTGTGGATTCTGCAACGCAGTGACTGGAAGAAACTATCTAGTGAAGAAAAAATTGCATTCGATCCGCGTGGAGTACTTAGAGACATTTACATGGAATACAATGTAAAGGTATCTCCTGGGCGTCGACAGGGAGCAGACGGAGTTCTTATTCCACATACAAAAGAAGAGCAAGAAAGTTACAAAGATCTGTGGAGCAAAATTAAAGAAATAGAACAACCTGACTTTGGGATTGGTTTTGCTTCCCAAGGTTTAACAATGGTAAACATACCAGGAATAATTCCAAGTATTAAAGATCCAAGCAAAATGACGGGTGCTCTTGATATGACTCTTATCTACGGTGCACCGCTTGTACACTACTTAAATATGTCAAAGATTCCATGGTTCATGGTTATGACTGATCCTCGTTACATCAAGAAGAACCAAAAATGGCGTGACATGATAAACGGCCCACGTGAGTGTATTGCTCAATACAACAGTTTCATTAACTTTACTCACTTTGATACTTACCCAAATCCTTCAACAGGAACTGAAATTACTGAGCCTCTTACATTAACTTACTCAGGAATTGAAAAACTTAATCTGATTGGTGAAGAAGTAATACACCCTGGTACTGAAAGAAATACCAAGTTTGCTATTGTAGCAATGCAATCTTCTTATGGCAAAGCAGAAGTTGATTACCGACTTGAAGCTCTTAAGAAATGGATTCTTAATCAGCCAAACAGCGAAGACTTTAAGATTTACGGTAAATGGGATGAGCGCTTCACAAAGAACTATACACAGTTTCAGGGTTACAAAACACCCGAAGAAATCGACGCTATCTTTAAAGATACACGCTATACTTTAATCATTCCTATTCGCCCTGATTGGGTTACAAGTAAATATGCTGAAATGTTAAGAGTTGGCGTAGTACCATTCTTTCACCCAGATTACGATACGCAATACTCACTTATACCAAAAGATCATTACTTGCGCGTTAAAGATGCAAAAGAAATGTTTGAGAAAATAGAACAAATGGAAAATGATCCTGAACTTCGCATCCAGATAGTTAAACAATTACAAATGCAATTCTTAATTGGTGTTCGTAAAGGTGAATTCTTATGTGATGTCATTAACCCGTTCTTAGAGAGAGCCGGTGTTAATGTAAAGATGGTTAAAGGATTCAGTGAAGAAGTGTTAAGAGTTCCTGAACTCAACGATGATAACAAAGTTAAAAAAGAAAACATACAAGCTAAATCATTATTCTAATGACAAAGAAAAAACAAGACAAAATTAAATACGGTTCAATAGTCCCTCTTATTGGCGGAATGACAATCGCAAATCGCGAGGCTACCGGTGAAGAACCTGCATTCCTTATTTCGTATGAAGCATTTCGCGGAAACGATTCTCACTGCGTAAACTACTTTAAAGATACGCCGTATATGATAATTGATGCTGAAACCAACCGGCTTCCTGAAGATGTTGATCCGGGTGATATGTTCAGCAACGTTGACTTTGTTTCAACGGTTTGCCCATGCGCTGGCCTCTCAATGCTAAATGCAAACAACGGAACAAGCGGTAAAGCACGCGGATCCGACGCGGTTCAAAATGATTGGATGTACAAAACAGCCGGCTTTGTTTTGGAACATATTCAACCTAAAGTATTCTGGGGCGAAAATGCGCCAGGTTTATACACTGCTATGGGCGCTGGTGTTGTAGACAAATTACGTGAGATTGGAGAAACTTTTGGTTATTCCTTTTCGCTAATTAAGACAAACACCTTCTTACATGGTATTCCACAAAATCGTATTCGTTCTTTTTACTTCTTTTGGAAAGACAGCGATGCTCCGCTATTTGATTACAAATTAAAAGAAGCACCGTCCTTAGAAAACTATCTTTCTGCCATTCCTAAAGGAACTTCTTTAATGGACCGCGGGTTTGGCCTTGGTGATTTAACCAGTAATGCTTGGGTTCGTTTTGTTAAGTCTAAGGGTATGACAATGAAAGAAGCTATGGCATCTGAAGACCATCACTCCCTTTTACAAATCATTTTATCTAAAGGCTGGTTAGATGACGGTATTGCATGGGCAGAAGAAAATGAAGCACCAGATGTTGCTAAATTCTTAAATCACGTCAAGTACAAAATCAGCTTAAACAAAGGCTGGTGGGACGGAACTCCGCTAGTCTTTAAAGATGCTACAAACGCAATCATTGCCAAAAACTCTGGAATTGTTCATCCAAACGGAGAAAGAGGAATTACACTTCGTGAAGCAATGTGGCTAATGGGTCTTCCACATGATTTTCAACTTGTTGAAGGCGGACACTGGAATCATATATGCCAGAACGTACCGGTTACAACTGCTTGTGATTGGACTCGAGAAGTTGTAAGTTTTGTGAAAGGTGAAAAGACAGAATTTGGTGGTAAGTTCTTAAAGCAAAATAACATATCTAAGCGAATAGACTTCGCAGAGAAATTAGAAAAATCAAAAGTGTTGTTTTAATGATAAAAATTGTTACTTGGAATATAAGACATGCATTAGGGAATGATGGCCTTGTGGATATAGATAGAATAGGCAAGAAACTAAAATCTTTAAACGCTGACATATATGCAGTCCAGGAAATTGACATATTTACAGAAAGATCAGGTGAAGTAAACCAGGTAAAGGCATTGGAAAAAGTTTTAGGCACGCCGAGTACATTTACCCAACTTTGTGAAACCGACGGAGGACTATTTGGTTTAGCAACTTTTTCCAGACTAAAAACTGAAGGAGTAACTCACTTAAAAATAGCTAACGTTAAAGAAAACAACTCAGCGCAAATGATAAGATTTCGGGTAAAAAACTCGGTGTTTGATTTTGTAAACTTACATGCACCAAGAGTTCATAAAGTTACTTACTGGAAAAACTTTCACAAAAACTACGATTTTTCTGACTGTATATTGTGTGGTGACTTTAATCTTAACGCAAACGACGAGATATTGCTAAATCTTAAAGAGAAGTATACGTACATAAACGAAGAAGATACGTGGGATGCAGGAGAGGTGTTAGATTATACATTTATTCCCAAGAAATCCTTAAAGATTTTAAGTCAAACTGTAGAACCATCAAGCTATTCAGATCATAACATCTTGATAACAACACTTGACCTTTGGTAAAAACTTATTCACTTATTCTGAATATAAACTTATATGAAATTAGTTATTATAGAAGGTACTGACAGAACTGGTAAAGACACCCTTGTTAAAGCCTTACAAGAAAAATACCCTAACTCTCAAAAAGTTCATTGGGGCTATCCTTATGGTGATACCAACGAAGAAAAAACTGAGTATCAGAAAATTTCGTTTGGCTTTTACATGAAAGATTACAAATTCAAACAGAGTCTCAAAGATTTAGAATTACTTATTTGGAATCGTTCACACATCGGTGAATATGTATACGGTACAATTTATCGGGATTCTCATCCAGACGGGTGGATTCCAGAATTAGAAAACAAATTTTTATCTGATGATGATAACATCACACTAGTTCTTCTTGAAGGTGACCCAGAATTTATTGTCAAAAATGATGATGGAGAATCTTACTCTAATCGTTTAGAAGATAAGAAAAAAGAAATTTTTAAGTTTCAGGAAGCATTTAACAACTCAAACATAATTAACAAAATCAAAATCAAAATTAATGAAGGAGACAACTACATTGATGCGGAAAGCATCTTTAACCTCGTCAACAGAACTATCAATCTCTAACGTTGTAAAAGAACTTATTTGCCGAATAAATTCTTTTGGTACAGAATCAGCGCCTCGCGGACAAAAAGTTCGTGAGCTTGAACTTGAAATGCTAAGATTAGACCCTCATTTTTCCCTCATGGACTTTGAGGATCGCCCTTTTAACTACAAGTATTTTATGGGTGAACTTGGCTGGTATCTTCTAAAGGATCGCAACATTGATTTTATCAATAACTTTTCCTCCTTTTGGAAAAACATCGCTGATGAAGGTGGTCATATAAATTCCAACTACGGAAACCTCTTGTTTGGTGATCAGTTACAGTGGGCGCTTGACTCTTTGAAAAAAGACAAGAATACCCGTCAAGCTGTATGCTTCTTAAATCAACCTAAATTTCAGTATGAGGGCAACAAAGATTTTGTTTGCACTATGTACTTAAACTTTTGGATCCGCGACAACAAACTTAACATGAAAGTTCAAATGCGCAGTAACGATATATTCTTTGGCCTTACCTATGATGCTCCGTTCTTTTCATTCGTGCAGCAAAGTATGTGGTACTGGTTAAAAGATACATACAAAGATTTGGAACTAGGTACTTATTATCATTGTGCAGATAACATTCATTATTATGAAAGACATTTTGAACTTGCTGATAAAATAGTTCAAGAAGATGAAAAATCGCCGCTCTGGTTTCACCTTAGATCACCTTTGTTCTTCCTTAAAAACGGTAATATGTTACCTACCGTTGAAGGCATCAGATTCATGGAAAGCCTTACTGAATTAACCAAACAAGAAACCATAACACAAGAAGAATCACGAGAATTACTATCACAGTATTTTTACATACAATAAAATGGAAATTACAAACAAGACAATTAAAATCGCAAGAACCCGAACTGGAATACCTTGCCTGTGGGAAAGCTTAATGAATTTCTCTGAACTTAGCAGATCTACCGTCATACTTGACGCTAAAGGAAAACCTAAACCTGCTGTATTCTTAAACGAAACACGTGAAAAGCAAGCACTTGTTCCAATCAGTGAAGGTGACTTTATCTGTAAGTCATTTGAAGATCAGCATGGCGTTGCTATTTCAATCTTTAAAATAGTTGCTATTAGTTCTATGAAAAACGAAGCAGAGGTTACCCCGGTTTATCGTAAGTCTTCACAAAGCAAAGAACTAAATTACCCGAGTGAATATAATACACTGGTAATGACTACACTGCAAAAACTTCATGGTGAGATTGGTGTAGTATCTTATATAAAGGAAAAAGAAATCGTGATATGAAATACTTTATACAAGTACACCCAGACGCTTTAAAGAAGTTGTCAGATTGGCTGGCTAACCCAAATGAAATACCCGAAGCGTGGCTTGTTGATAGAGTAAGAGTTGTAAATCAACACCAAGGAACTTGGGTAACTATTTCTGTTGCGCATGATAATTTTTATCAGATCATAGATAACTTTAATCACTACATAATCTATTCGCAGCATGAAGTATAAAATCTTTCTTGATAGTGTATTGAACCCTGAAGATGTGGTTCAACAAATGTCTGATTCCAAGTACGCAAATAAGTACAAAGAAGAAGACTGGATAGTCGCAAGGTCATATAAAGATTTCGTTAACACAGTCACCAAGAGGCACGTTGAGGGAGGAGTTCTTGACTTTATGTCATTCGGTTATGATCTTTTAGATGAAATTGATAAAGAAAAAACTAGCTATGATGCCGCGGTATGGTTAGTTGCATACGCCGTTGATCTTAAACAATCTTTCCCTAATTTTGATATACACAGGAAAAATGTTAAAGGGTGGGAAAAGATGAATAATTACATAAAAAACTTTCACTATGAGTATTACGGTTGATGAAAAGTATTGTCACTTAAAGGCCAGTAAACCTGTTATAGTCTTAAGCAAGTATAGGTCTCCTCACTTGACTGAGTACTATGAAGATCCTGAAGACAACTGGTTCTTTTATGTAATGACTAAAGCTAAGAAGAAAAATGAGTTTACCCACTGTTCCATAGTGATTAGAAAAGATGTCGCAGGGTGGGTAAGACACGCAATATCTAGAGGTTGGAAAGTAGAAACAGATGAAACCGACCTGATAAAAGAATACACTAATAACACAATCAATAATGGCTGATTTTTGTACAAGATGCACACCGCGGATGTGGGGCGAAGGAGTTCTGCCCGACATCAACATACAAGAGGTCTTTAATAAACTAACCGAAGGATCATATGCGCCTGTCCTATGTGAAGGCTGTGGTCTATCTGCCATCGGAAAGTTTAAAGACAACATGTTAAAGTTAGCGATGCCTAACAGCTCAGGCACATACGAATGGCTAACAGAACAAGAATTTAATAACCTTAAAACAACAATTTAATTATGAATCAATTCACAATCGAAAAAAACACAAGTGGCTACAAAGTAAATGTTAAACACTCAAGATTAAGCTTTTTGAAAGCATTCATCGCAGGTAGCCTAACACTAGAAATGGACAAAGACACTGCTTCTTCTGTAAGTAATGCTCTTTATACTCCTAAAGTAAAGAAATCTACTACATCATTTACCGGATTTGCTTCTACACTTAAATCTACTCTTACTGAAGAAAAGCCAGTGAGAAGAGAATCAATCGCATCTGATGAACAAGTTGAAAGCACTTCAAAACCAGCTCCGAAGAAAAGAGCTCCACGCAAGAAATCTACTCTTATCGCGAAGGCAGATAAATAATCAAATCACAAATCATGGCAGAAAAGAACTCCATCGTTCTCAATATGATCGTAAAGAATGAAAGCAAGATCATAGAGAGATGTTTAAAAAGCGTGTATCACTTAATCGACTCTTGGTGCATAGTCGATACTGGGTCTACGGATGGCACGCAGGAAATCATTAAGAACTTCCTAAAAGATAAACCCGGTAAACTTATCGAAAGACCGTGGGTTAATTTTGGTCACAACCGTAATGAAGCATTAGAATTTGCTTCTTCTATGGGAGATTGGATCTTATTAACTGATGCTGACATGGTCTTAATCGATAATGGTTTTAGCAAAGATGAACTAGACATTAACATAGACGGATATGATGTCATACAAGACAATCATGGTGTTCGTTATGATAACTTTAGAATCTTAAATGCCAAAAGAAATTGGAAATGTATTGGTGTTACGCACGAATACTATTCACCTGCTGACGGTCTTAAAACACGAGCAAGACTACTTTCGATTTTATTTAACGATGTGAGTGATGGCGGTTCGAAGGGTGATAAGTTCGAGAGAGATATTCGTCTCCTTGAGCAAGGGCTGATTGATGAACCAAACAATCCTCGCTATATGTTCTATTTAGCGCAATCTTATAGAGATACAGAAAACTGGGAAAAGGCAATTCATTGGTATCAGCAGTGTCACGAGAAGAGTAATTGGGACGAAGAATCTTGGTTTGCTCTTTACATGGTTGGATGGTGCATGTGTAGGTTTCCTGGTAAATATAAACTTGATGAAATACAAGAAGTTTTACTAAGAGCTTGGATGTTACGTCCTTGGAGATGTGAACCAATTTTCCAATTAGGTGTAATCTATAAAGATTCCAAAAAATGGGAACAAGCTTATCAAATTTTTAAGTCTTGCGCAACTATGGACTACCCTTATAAAGACTTGCTATTTATTACTTCTTCCCTGTACGAAGGCGCTTCTATAGATGAATTTGCAGTTTCTTGTTTTTGGACTAGACACTTTGAAGAATCTATAAAAGCAAATGAAAAACTACTAGAAAGCGAATACGGTAAAGCACACAAAACACGTATTGCAAAGAACATCTGGTTCGCGGAAAAAGAATTGGGAAACTTCTCAACTGAAAATCTTTTTAAGTTCATAGAGCAAAAGAAAGCAGAAGTAAAAGAAACATTACATAACAAACAATTATCACTTAACATATGAAGACAGCTATATTAGCAGCGGCTGGAGGATATTGCCCTGAAGACGTTAAACCTTGGGTAGAAAGTCTAAAGAAATCTGGCTTTAACGGAAAAGTGTTTGTTGTTGTATATGACAACAACATAGAATTAATGGAATACTTTAAAGAAAATGATTTCTATGTTTTACAAACAAATTTTAGAGGTTTGTATAATGTAGCAACACAAAGGTTTGAAGACTACGATCATATACTAAAAAGTGAGCTATGCAATGACGTGGATCTTGTTATTCACACCGACATACGTGATGTTATCTTTCAAGAAAACCCTGATAAGTGGTTAAGAGAAAACATAGAACATTATGAAATCATGGCAACCGCAGAAGGCGTTACATACAGACACGAAGATTGGAACGGCGATGGCATGCAAAAACAATACGGTAAAGAGGTTTACGATAAACTTGCTGATACTGAAACTTTATGTTCGGGTATTATTGCTGGAACAAAGAAAGGTCTTCTATCCCTCTTCGAAACTATTCTTGAGCTATCCTGGTATTCTGCTGAACCTGGAGGTTTTGTTGACCAACACTTTTATAATGTTGCTATTCGTTTCATTTACAATAAAGTAACTAAGATCGTTCCTGCAGATTCTCCATGGGTGTTAAATTGCGGGACTATGATAGCGCTTCCTATGAATGTGCCTGATTGGTCCACAGAACCTAGAACTCCTTACAACTCATATGAAAGAATCCGTAAAGGCTCTTACGTAGAAAACATGCTTGTTGATCTTCCTTACATGGATTCAACGAATCTTGTATGTACAGCTAACGGAGAAGTATATCCAATCGTTCATCAGTACGACAGATTCCAACCCTGGAAAGAAAAGCTTGTTGGGCGAGAAAAAGATGTAACAGTTGTTACAGCATTGTATGATCTAAAGAGAAGCAATTGGAAAGGGTTCGAGAGACCGTTTGAACAATACAAAGAATGGATGAAAAACATACTGTCTTATGCTACTCCAATGGTCATATATGTTGACCCGGAAGACGTTGAGTTTATTGAGATGATGAGAGTTGGTAAAGAAACTCTAACTCAAATTATACCAATGAAAGTTGAGGACTTTTACATTGAGCGTACATACGGTAAAAGAATCCGAGAAGTTATGAAGTCAGAAGAATTTTTGAAAGATCAAACAGTTCCGAATCATCCGCAAATATGCGTACCAGAATATAACATCTTGATGCATGAAAAGATTCAGTTTGTAAAACGTGCAATAGAAAAGAATTACTTTGACACTGAGCACTATATGTGGCTTGATGCTGGAGTATATCATATGAATCAGAGATATGATTTAATAGGTACTAAATTCCCAAAGAAAAAGAATCGCTTTACAAACGATAAAATGCACTTTATATGTGTTGAAGAACCTAAAGAATCTGACTTAAATCTTGAGAGCTTTTACAAAGGACATAACGTTAGAATAATTGGAACTTCATGGATGGGTCACCGCGATGCTATCTTACAGTTTGAAAAATCTTATACTGAACTGATTGAAGAATCTTTAAGCCAGAATTTAATGGACCAAGATCAATCATTTTTAACAGTTGCATATTTAAGAAACCCAGAAATCTGCAAAGTTTACAAAGGTACTTGGGCAGATGCACTAAATCTATGGTCATGAAGGTAAGATATTTTGAACATACATATTATTCTGACTTAGGAGAAAAACCTGTGCTTGTTGACTTAGGTGCTTGTACGGGAGAATTCACAGCGCACTTTTTAAAAGAATACCCAGACGGTTATTCTTTTATGATAGAACCGCTTGACAGAAACTTTAATGTTATTGTGCCAATTGAAGGTCGCTCGGAAAAAGTACTAGGAGCTGTTGTCGGTAAAGAAGTTGATACTGTCACTTTTTATGAAGATGTAAACTCAACTCAAGGAGGTTCAGCAACAGTAAATTACTTTTCTGGAGTACCTCATACAGTTAAAGGCTACACTCTTAAACAAATTTTTGATAAGTTTGATAAAATAGACTTAGTTAAAGTTGATATTGAAGGCGCTGAATGGGATATGTTTATACTAGCCGACAATGAAACTCTAAAGAAACCTGACCAATACACAGTAGAATTCCATGACTTTTTAGATCCTGCTTTAAGAATTAAAACATTTGAGTGCATACAAAAGTTAACATATTTAGGATATAAACACGAGGCAATAGGTACTAACTGGCGCCATGGAAGTCCTTATTATGATGTTTTATTTCATAAAAGATAAATTGTTAATAACTTTGCAAACAAAAGTTTGCATTAGTCAAAACTATTGGTTAATTTTATACCATAATTAAATAATCAATATGAGAAAACTATTTCTATCCATTTTTGCTGTTGCTGCTTTAGTTTCATGCTCAGTAAAACAACCCGAAGGCGTTATTCATCGTTGCGTAGTTACTGAGGTGACTGCTAAAGACAAGTACTCTTTTATACCTGATGGTAAGTATTACACAATCTCCACTGACTGCGGTTACAAACTCACAAGCAGAACCAGCGTAGAAGTTGGAGACACCATTGATGTTCTTGTCGTTGATGCTAAGAACTATTTTCACAAGTAAGTATATAATCATAAATTAACCAATCATGAAAGTAAACGAGAAAGTAAGTCATCAAGATGGCACGGTTACCGAAAGGGAACTAACAATCGAATTTGAGAAAGGAATTTCTCAAGTTGCCTGGACTCTCTGTCCAACTAATGAAGAACCGTTCTCAGTAAAAATCTTAAAGTCAGGTTGGCAAGATCATGGTTTACCCATGTATCATGTACTTACCGAGTGGGGTTCTTACGAAGAAACATCTTATTCTCACTTAAACCAAGAACAGCTTTTTGAGAGATACCCTGAGTTTAAAGCAATTTTAGACAACCACTTTCAGGATATCATAGTATCCGCTGAGGAATTTCAATCAATGCCTAATGACGGTGAAATAGGCAGATACATCCGTCGCAACTCAGTTAGTAAATAATCATAAATCTGTAAATTTAATCATCATGGAAACACTTAACGAAAAAGTAAGCACAGTCTTACAAAAGTCTGGGCGAGTTTTAACAATCTCAGCCTTAGTAGCAATCGCAATCGTAGGTTCTTATTACTACGGCAAGTTCAAGAATTCTCCTGAGTCTACAAAACCCACAATGCAAATTCAGCCGTCGATCAAGCTGAAAGATGTATCTATCGCAGTCAATGAAAGAAACGAAGTACTTATCATTGACCGCAAGACTGGTGAATATATGACATACCAAGACTCAGTAGGTCTTGCTATTTTCAATATGTACGCCGGGAGATTGTACACTGCTAACGCCGGGAAATAATGAAACCTGTGTTTCAAATCTTAACGTCCGCGGCGGTCATCTTTTTATGTACTGCCGTAATGCTTGCCGACTTCAATGATAGCACCAAGGTGAAAAAAGAAACCTCGCTAAATCTTCCTCCGCTTACTGTTGTTGACAAGAATAGTCCTCCGTCTATTCAAATGGCGTACTACATTCAAAAGTATGCGAATGAATATGAAGTTCCAATTAACTATGCTTTTGGAGTTGCTTACGCAGAAACTCGCTATGAAGGGCCATACCAATGGTCATATAACCCACATCAAGTTTCTTGTGCTGGAGCAGTCGGTCCTATGCAAATCATGCCAACTACTGGAAAAGAAAGTTGGAAAGATCGCACTGTTACTCGTGAAATGCTACTAAGTGACATTGAGTTTAATGTTCGCACAAGTATGAAATTACTTCGTACTCTTCATAACAGATACGGTGATTGGAAGACTGTATTTGGTTGCTATAATACCGGGCGCCCTTGTGTTAATGATTATGCGATTAAAGTCTATAACTTTTCACCCTCATTCTAACCCATCTAAGAACTTTTTAACTCCATTGAATATAAAACCATATAAAGCAAAAACACATGAATAATCAGGAAACAATCCAAAAAATCGAAGAGCAGGTAAACCCTATTCTTGAGCGAATGGTAGACCGCGAGGTAACTACGTTCCAAATTAAAGATCTTGACATTGATAATGGGATCTACTTAAATGAAATGCCTATTCGCGGCAAAGCATTTGGAACTGTTATGTCAACTCTTAAAGTTCGTAACAACTTTACCGAGTTTGCTAACAAAATGGCACCTCAAGATTGGGACATGGTCTCTAAGAAACTTAAATCTGCTGAAGCTGAAACTAAACTTTTTGCTAAAGTGGTTAAAGATGACCAAGGTAACGAAGAGATTGTTCATGTCTACAAACACAACGAATCTAAAAAGGTGTCTGATGATGCAAGCATTCCACAATACTTTAATTGGATAAAAGAATCCCTCACAAATTCGGAGACAGATTACTCGCTTAAGTCTTTAAACTTTAATTCTCAAACTGACATGTTTGACTTAGTACTTCTTAACGAAACTGATCGCGTAGATGTATTTGGTACTGACCTTGATGTTTGGAAGACGGGTGATCGTTTTACATTCAGCGGTTTGCGCTTTGACTACGCCCCATTCTTTGAGCGCTTAGTTTGCTCAAACGGAAACACTGCTTATCAGTATGGGTTTGGCGCTAACATTGCACATGCAAAATTCAACAACAAGAGAATTCAAAGCGTCATCGAGAAAAACTTGATGTTTGCTAATGAAGGTCTGCCTGAACAACTTTCTCAGGCGGTTCAACACCTTAAGAATAACAACGTTTCTATTGCTGAGTTTGAGCAATTCCGCAAATTCTTTGAAGCTCGTAATGAAAACGAAAAATACGATGCTCTTATTCACCGTTTCTTTAATGATCAATACTTCTACAAAGCATACGGTCTAAACATTGCTGAGAAATCACGCAAATGGAAAACTACTGCTAACACCGGAATCAACGCTTATGATTTCTTTAACATGCTAACCTACATCGCTTCCCACCCACAAGATGTTAGAATGGACCGCGAACACCGTCGTGAACTACAATTACAAGCTTCTAACATTCTCTTTAAGAAAGAACTTGATTTGGAGGACATTGCTACTAGCGTGCATATTGATTATCCACGATTGGCTGCAATGAACTAAATCTTGATTAAGTGTTGCCCTGAAACCTCTGCTGTAGCAGAGGTTTTTTAGCGATATATACTATATGAAAAAACGAGTACCTACGTTTGAAGATTTTATCGGCGACTTGGAGACAAGAAAACTCAGAAAACTCGCTGATCGCGAAGAAGAGAAAGACGGTGACGAGCTGTTCTTAGACCCTGATACGCAAAATCCTACTTACTACGGTGACGATGAAGAGACAGCTACTGCTGCTTATCCGTTTGGAGGAATATGAAAAAACCTATAAAAACATTTGAAGAATTCATAGGTGACTTGCATGACAAGCATGTTATGAAAAAAGGCAAAAAGTACGCACATGGAAAAGAAGTCTTTTCCATAGACACAAATGAACCTGGCAAAGAATACGACCAAGAGAAAGACGGCAGTGATCAAATCAATCGTTCTACTGTCCAAAGGTATTAAAAAAAACTTTAATGCAGATAAACGTTTACAGTGATCACGGTGTAAGAGTATCTACTCCGTTGATATGGCAAGATTTTTTTGAAAGTTACTTGCCACACGCACAAGTTCATTATGTTTCAGCAAAAGACATTCTTCAAGGAAACCCTGATGCAATACTCTTCCCTGGGGGTTCTGCTAGCATCTTTGCCCGGACTCTGGGAAAAAGAAGATTAAGTAAGATCACTGAATGGGTTAAAAATGGAGGCCGTTACATAGGCGTTTGCGCGGGTGCATATCTTGCATCAACTACATATTCTTGGTCTCTTGGAATTTCACCTGTAAGTATACATCGCAGGTGGAAAAGAGGTCATCATACTGTTAAGATACTAGTAGGATCGGAGTATCGTGACGTTGATTATTTTAACGGTCCGGTGTTTGAACAGTGGAAAAATGTGGACATTATTGCTCGTTACATGGATGACATACCTGATACAGACGGTTTACATGACATGCCTACAACTCCAGCTATTATAAAGAATCGATGCGGTAATGGCAAAGTTCTTTTACTTAGCCCTCACTTAGAAAAAACTCAAGATCTCAAAGAATTCTTAGAATCACTTTTACTATCTTTTTTGAATGATAAATAAACAAATTAAAAAAGAACATAGTGAAGAGAAAAATTTTAGAAATTTGTAGAAGAATACATAAGCAAAATAAATTCTTTGCTGTAACATCTAAAATAACTTCTGTATGAAATGAAACTAAAAATGATCGCAAGTTTGGAAAAGTTTTCCATCGCGCAGATGACATCAAATGCCAACGGTAAAACTTCTGGCTCTGGAACTATGGGCGTAATTATTTGTACTGTTGGAACTCTATGCTTTTTCTTAGGTTGCATTGACAAAATGTTTATCGGAAAAGACATTGATATCATAACGCAAGCCATCATATTTGTTGGCATCGGTGCTGCTCTTCTTGGGTACAGAAAATCAAAAGACGTATCAGGGGACATCGAAATCGCAAAATTGGAAAACGGTGCTCATGAAAACCAAATTTGTGATTGCCCCGAAGATTGCACTTGCGGTAACTGTGATCGTTGCCAACCAAAATAAACTCACTAATCTATGTTAATTAAGAAAGGATCTACAGGAGGCGATGTTAAACTCTTACAAGAAAAACTTGGTTTAACCGCAGACGGTTCGTTTGGACCAAAAACTGAAACAGCGGTTATTGCTTGGCAAAAGAAAAATGGCTTAACACCAGACGGAATAATTACATCAGGCAATGTCAGTTGGAAGTTAATGTTTGGTACACCGGAATTGCCGCCATTTACATCTACTGAATCAACTGGTCTAAAGATTAATGAACTCAAAGGTCACATATCTGATGCGGTTCTTGCGCAAATTCCTGAAACTGCTGCTAAATTTGGAATTACTACTAATTTACGTCTTGCGCACTTCTTGTCACAATGCGCTCATGAAAGTGGAAACTTTAAGGCAACTAGTGAAAACTTAAACTATTCTTCTAAAGGTTTACAAGCAACTTTTGGCAAGTACTTCCCGGGAAACCTTGCTGACTTATACGCAAAACAACCTGAGAAGATAGCTTCACGAGTTTATGCCAACAGAATGGGAAATGGCGATGAAAAATCACGAGACGGGTATAAGTTTCGCGGTAGAGGTTATATACAACTGACTGGTAAAAGCAATTACGAGTCCTTTACAAAATTCATCGGAGAAGATTGTGTTTCTAATCCTGATTTGGTAGCAACAAAATACCCGCTTGCTTCTGCTGCCTTTTTCTTTAACAACAATAAACTTTGGTCTATTTGTGATAGAGGTGCAACAGTAGCAGATATCACCGCTGTTACAAAGCGTGTGAATGGTGGAACCAACGGCCTTGACGATAGAATTAAACACTTTAACGAGTACTGGAGTTTACTTAAATGAAACACTTAAAACTAAAGTCCTAGTAGGAATACCTGAATAAATAAAAATTATGAAATACGTTAAAACATTTGAAAGTTACATCCTAGAAGATTCGATGGAGATTCATGGAAGAGGTGATGTTATTCCTTTAAGTAAAGTTAACAAGAAAGCTGCTGATGCCTCAATTGGCAGAGGTGGTAAAGACGGTGATAAGAGAGATGATGCAGTTGCTGGGAAGAAAGTAAGCGTTCCTGTTAAAAATCTTCAAGCTGCCCAAACAGAGATTATCGCGGAAAAGGCTATTGGAATGGCTATTGGAACAATGCTAAACACAAAACCTGCAAAAATTGGTGGTGATTTAGGTTCAATCGTTTCTAAAGACAATTTTATTATGGATGGTCATCATCGTTGGGCTGCTACATTTCTTTGCGATCCAAGCGGAAAAGTTGAAGCAACACAAATTGACTTACCTGGAGTATCCTTAGTATCTGCATTAAACACAATTACCGTTGGTATGTTTAATCGCGGTGGTAACTACGGAGACGGAGACATTAAAGATTTTACCGGAAGAAACATTGGAAATCTTTTGGATAACTTTTTAGAGAACGGAATTCAAGGAAAGTTTCCTATTACACCTGAGCAAGTTAAAGAAAGCTTGAGTAATATGCCAGGAGCAGGTGGGGACTACGAAAAGGGTAAAGAGATTATGATGAAAAACGCTGACGCGTTGCCTAAGCAAATCATGCCAGGGGCCCCAGCACGAGTAGAAATGCCTGTAATTGGGCCGGACGAAGTTGAGAAAGTAAAACGAATGTTAGCTAATGGTGAGATTGATCTGACAAAACCATACAGCACCGACGTAAACAAAGAATTGTAACATGAAAGCGCAACTCCTATGAAACACTTAAAACTTTTTGAACAGTGGCTGTATGAAAAGAAACCTGCAGGCGCCCCTGAATGGAAAGATAGCGATGCACCTGATGCAGAAGGACGTTTTAGAGATTTAGGCATTGAGGATCTTGCTGCTTGGCTAATTAAGACTCGTAAAAAAGATCTTAAAAAGATTAGCGGTAGTCTTACACAGCAGGTCGTCTTTAACCGCAATGATGATCCTGAATACGCAGAGAAAATGGAAAAAGTTCGTAAAGAGGTGTACAAGCAGCTTGGTCGAGAAGACTTACTTGACGAAAAAGAATCTCCTTATGATGAAGATACTCTTAAGAAGTATCAAAAGGAATACGAAGACGGTAAAGACATACCATTCGGTATAAGAGTCTCATTGATCGCGCAAGGCATGATACCCCGAGAAGGTGGACCAGATAAAGGCAAGAAAGTCAAGTCCCCAGACTACAAGTGAGATATATACTCTGAAAATATAAACTATAAAACACAGTATACATGGCACATTGGGCTGTAAGAGTAAAAACCTCTGAGGAGGACATGGAAACTGGAAAGATTCGCAGTAAGTCTGAAACTTTCTTAGTAAGAGCAGAAACTATGGAAGAATCTCAACGTAAAGTTCGAGAGTACTTTCGTGGAATGACTATTGATTACGAACTTCGCGCCGTTAGCAAGAGTAACATAATGGGTTACATTGATAACGACGGTAATGCAACAGAATGACATTAGAAAAACTTTAAAACAAATTATATTGGTTACCCAATAAGAAAATATAAAAACATACTATGGGTCTTCTAGATTACGAATCTTTCTTGAATGAATCTGTTAATGAATCTGTTAATGCACAAAACATTTTTCAGTTCTTAACACAGTATATAGGATCAAGCGGTGCTAAGGCTGGGGCAACAATTTCTTATAGTGATATCTTGAAAGATAAGAAGTTTGCTGCTGATGACGGGCCTCTTTTGAATGAAGCAAACTTTTTTCATACGTTTGTTACAAATCTTGGAACAAACGCTAAAGATACAGCAGTAGGTGGAATTAGAACTTCAACAATAGCTGAACATATAGTTGAAAAAGTATTAGGCGGGCAACAAACTAATCCTACGGCTGTTGGAGCAGCAGGCGCTGATTCGATTTTTTCTGACGTAAGTAAAGGAGATGAAAAGATATCAGTAAAAGCTTCTAAAAAGGCTGGTTTTTCTGGTGTATTAAGTATGTCTGCAATTAAAATTAATCAGATATTAAGTATTCTTTTTTCAAATGGCTTATCTTCTACCATGGATAAAGACAAGCCTGAACAATTTAAGAAACTTAAAGAAAACACTCCACCTGACGCTATGTCAGGAAAGTATTCAATTGCTGCTGTTTATACTAGTGGCGAAAGCTGCGTAATTGAAAAAACTTCCCCAATAGACGCAAAAACTCTTTGGGATAATTGTGTTGCAACATTTAATACAAATCAGCCATTAGATAGCAAGTATTGGGAATCTCTCGACAGTGCAAAAAAGCTTTCTACTCTTGGTTTTTCTGTTGGCGAAACTTATACTATTGCAGGTCTTTCAGAAAAAGAAATTAATGATTTAGCAAACGTAAGAAACGTAATACTAAAGAAAATTGAAGTATTACCTACAGCCGAACTAAAAGACATTGCAGATTACAAAAAAATAAATTACTAACAAAAAACCAATAACATGGATCAAATCATCGCGTATTGTCTAAAGACAAAACAAAAGGAAGAAATGCACGAAGCTGTAATTTCTCGAACTTCTAAAGGCGGTTATATCGCAAAAGGTGTAACTAAGGACGGTCACAAGATGGCGCTTATTCTTTCAAAAGCTAATGCTGAATTGGCGGTAGAAAAAGGACTCGCTAAATTAGAAGACTAAAAAACTTTGTGGAAGACACGCTAAGTCAAAGACTACAAACAACAAGAATTCGAAGAATTACGTTAAAAAGTACAAAGGCCAAGGCCGGTAAAAAAGATATGGAAATTACATTGATAGTTACTATAATCGTGGCTGTGATAACCGCGATCGTAGGTCCAGCATTGGTTGAGTATATTAAGGCAAAGATGAAAGGCCGTAGCGAAAATGAAGATACTATGTATCGTGAGATGGAATTGACATACTGATAAACGAACAGTTAGAATATCTTATCAAAGAGATTGATTGTGATAGAGTGTGGATCGCGCAATTTCATAACGGGGGACACTATTACACTTCTGGGGTTTCTATCAAAAAGTTTAGCATATTTTATGAAACCGTATCAATAGGAGTTTCTACCATTAGGGAAAAGTTTCAAAACATACCGACAAGCTTCTTTAGCAGAAGTCTCAAAGAGATTCACGATAATGATTATCTTTGCATTGACAACATGGCAGACGAAATACGCCCAACATTTGGGTTAAGAGACACGGCAGAAGGCACAGGATGTAGATCCGTATTCATAGCATCTCTCAAAACTCCTAGCGGCAAACTTCACGGCTCGCTGGGCGTCGAATTTGTAAAAGAAGCAAGAGTTTTTACAAAAGATCAACAAGAGTTGATCTTAGACACGGCTGCTTATATTTCGGGAACAATGGGATTGATACACAAGTTCAAATAAGATATATAGTCAAAATAACTCTTTAAAGATGGCATACATTAAACTTTTCGAAGAATTCTTAAATGAGAATTTAAATGAAGGAAAGAAAATTACCGTTATCACTTACGGTAATAAACAACATACATACACCGATAAAGATATTCAAGAATTCATTAAGGATCCTAACATATCGGCAGACAATCTTCCAAGTTGGTTGTATGGTGCTGGATTAAGAGGAGCCAATGGATTTCCTAGAAAACCTAAGCAAGTCGTAGATTATCTTAAATTAATCCTTAAACATAAAGGGAATGTTACAATCAATGTAGCATCAGATAAACCTAGTTATCAACATTCTATCGTTTTTGAATCTAGTATATAAAGTAGGACCGGAGTTTGTTACGACAAACTTGAGACCCGGAGATTTCGCTATCGTCCGGGTTTCTTTATGCAGAAAACTCTTTACAAACATGTGAATATAAATATATCAAAGGATATCACAATGGAACAAAACAACGAAAAAGAATTAGAACAAGCAAAGGAAAATCTTAAACTTATGCTTGAAGCACAAAAAAATATCAAGTATGAAGATTGGGATAACATCATTATACAATTAATGGACGGTGACAAAGCTGTTCTTAATACTCGTATGATGCGTCAAGATCTTGAAGCAATCGGCAACTTGCATAATCAATCACGAGCAGATATTTTTGAATTGCTTGTAGCTGCAATGGAAACAGAAATCGCTAACAAGGAAGGAAGCAACTAACATGCCGTTTCATAAAGATTTCAGTACATTAGCTGGTACAGGGACTTTTGACATTGAAGTTCCTAAATGGACATCACCGCTTGTCATAGAGTATGGGTATGAACACATAAACCGTATACTTTACATGTACTGGCGAGTGCAAGGAACTTATCATACATTTAAGATATCAACAATAGACATACTTCACTTAGCGGACAATGATTATGAAGGGCATATTCAAAAATTTCTTCAAGGCTTTAGGAATGAATATATCGGATGGATCCACCAAGGACTTCCAGAGCCCTGGATGCAAGAATACCATGAAGAATACAAACATTTCATCGAATTTTAGTGATGAAATATATACTAAAACAAATAAAATGACAGAGACTACACAAAAAACATTTCAATGGCTTAAAGGAGAAAAAGCCGGAGAATTCGTTAGATGGAATGGAGAAATCCATAACGACGGATACCTAAACTTTTTAATCTTTGAAGACGGATCTCGTGCTAATGAAGAGCTACTAGGTGATTACTTTATTGAAGTAGCGGGTGAACATGACGGTTTTGTAGACATTGAAATGATGAAACCACAGCCTACTTTTCAACCTTTACCTCAGCAACATAATCCGCCATTGCAAAGGGTTAACGCCTCAGCAGATAAACCTTTTGAACCAAATAATCGCGCGCCAGAAAACCCAATATCACGTCTTTTGCTGGACAGCAAAAAAGTTAATACCAAAATTAAACTAGATCTTGAACTTGACATTCCGTCAAGTGAGTTGATGAAAGTTTTAGCAGATTCTTACGAAGAAGGTGAAGAACATGTATTAGAGTTCTTAGCAAGTACTATAAGTGTTATGCGCATGGAAGCAGCAAAACAAATTTGGTCAGATATTAAAAAGAAACAAAAATCTAATAAAAATGAAACAACCTAAAGTATTACACGAAGACAAGTGGTTCGACGTAGTAGACATTGACGGGCATGTTGGTATAAGATCTAAACATATGTCAGTCGCAGTTTTACCTTTTACCGTAGAAGCAAACGGCATGATAGAAAACATTGGTTTGCTTCATGAGTATAATCAATTTCGTGAAGGGAATCATTGTGATACGCTTATTACAGGCACCGTTGAGTACGAAGATGATAGTTTGCTATTTACCGCCAAGAGAGAACTCCTAGAAGAAAGCGGTATTGATATGATTGATGATGCGGAAAAATGGATCTTTTTAGGCACAATCTACCCATCTAAAGATAGCGATAAGGTAATACCAATCTTTGCAGTAGATGTGTCTGGTAAAGACATTAATAAACCACAGAAAGACGGATCAAAAAAGGAGAGATTGTCAGAATTTAATCTTGTTAGAGTCGGTGACGGCTTAATCTCAGATGAAGGATTGGTCCTTAGTGCATTCTTGAGATTGTTCAATTATATGTACGCAAAATCAATGAATTATGTATAATCATAAACAACGTCGTGAAATGGAGAAAAACTTAGGTCTCCTTAAAGAATATCAGAGCAAAAGTGAAGCTGAAAAATCTGAGATTCGCAAAAAGAAGCGTGAAGCCGGAAACCAGATTCACTTAAGAAATCTTCAAGAAGTTGAAAATTCTAGAATCCAAGCAGAAGCTGATCGTGATGCAGAGATCATACAGCGTTTAATGAAAGAGGGTAAATCTTTTGAAGAAGCTGAATTGCATGTCAAGAAAAACCGTGAATTTGCTGAAAAACGCGCTCTTAAGCTTGCTGAAAGAAGACTAAGGCAAGAAGAAAGATCACGCCTTAAAAATAACACACAATAGAAGTGAATTTGTATCTTACCTTTGATGATAGAAACAAGATTAAGAAGTGTTTCTTAAATCTTAGAAAGTATCTTATAGTTAACAGTGATGAGGTAATAGAACAGATGGGATTTGATAAAGAATCTTTAGATGTATGTTCAGGATTCATAGTTAATGAAGAGATTCGCAAAATGATTGTAGAAGGTGCCAACAGTAAAAAGTTATTGGGCGTTGTCTACAGCAATCCCGAGTTTAATGATGAAATCATACGGGAGGTAATACATTTTTCCCAAGACATTCGTGGAATAGAAAGTATTATATTTTTAACCGATAAGTGGTTAAAAGAAGAGTACTATGAACTCTTCGAAGAAGTTTTGTTTTACCCGACAATAAAAAAGGTTCACATGATTAATTGCGAACCTGTGCCAGTAGTTTGGTTGGATTCTTTAGAAAAAGTGGATCGGAAGCTCTTCCTCGATAAGAGAACAATCTCTTAAAGTTTTACGAATTCTTTCCAGTTCTTCAAGAAGTTCATCTCGCTGTTTAACAGAAACCCAATCATAGTTACCACCTTCAAGCGTAGCGATAGGAATAACATAGTAGTGGTTATTACTTTCGTTCTTAACGGTTGCTATCGGTAAGAAGGTATATCTTATATTTGAAAACCCATCACAAGACATTATCATAATGCACCCGCAGTTAGTAGTATAATGAGGAGGGTTCCACATGGTAGAAAAGAAATTTCCAAGTGAATAGACAATGATCTTTCCCTCTTCAAGAATTTCTGCACCTTGAAAGTAATGCGGATGTCCACCAATAACTACGTCAGCGCCAAAATTACTTACGGAAGCCAAGAACTCTCGTTGCTCGCTGGTGCTTGTTCGTTCGAGTTCTCTTGCATTACTTTTTCTAGATGATTGATGGACTCCAACAAAGACAAGTTCAGATCTCTCCTTCGCCAGATTAATCGTTTCCTGAGCTTGGGTTTTAGAGTAAAAATTGATGAGGTTTGTTGGTGTTTCTGGGGTATTAATTCCTTTGTAAATTGGGTCTTTCTTCGTTTCATTAATAAATTGTGTATAGTTTAGAAAAGATAATTTATGACCTTTTAAGTCAGCATCGAATGTTCTGCGAATTTTTGGTAAAGGATTAGTTCCTACGTAATTTATACCAAATTCATCCAGTATTTCAATAGTCCTTTCAACTCCTTTTGTTCCAAAATCATAGCAGTGGTTGTTCGCAGTAAACACAAGATTCACAAAACTACTTAGGTCATCCGCTAACAGATCATTCGTTGAAAATTTAGGATAACTGCTCGTTTCTCCACTAAAAGTTGTTTCAAGATTTCCTACAACATAATCAGTGGAATACAGAAACGGCTTTATGAATTGGAATGGTTCATCATTGACAACTGACATAAGTGCGGAGTCTTCACACATTATGTCTCCAAGAAAAGCTATCTTAAAGACGCCTTTTTCTTTGCTGAACTTATCGAACGGTAAAACGTGCATTAGTTTTCGTCCTTTAACATTCCGCCAGTTTTCATATCTCCTTGAACTGGTACTTCAATTTTCTTCTTGCCGCCTTCGCCTTTCATATAACCAAGAATAGCTTCCATGTTGTGTTCAGCGATAGTTATCTTGTCTTGCACCCAGGCCTCAAGATCTTGGTCGTCGGTAACAAGGGATTTGATTTCTTCAGCGCTCTTTATGATTGTATCAAGAGATACTTTATACATTTTGCCTTCTGCTTCTTCATTGGTTTTGGTAGAATCACCAAGAAAGTCTTCAAACGTTTTAATGTTTTTCATATTAATTCTTTTTTTAGTACCTACTTCAAGACTCTTGCGCAATCATTGCAGTGATGATGTTTCCGTTAATAGTCTTAAACTGTTTCCAATAACGGATTGCCAAATCACCGATATGTTTTTCTGATGGTTTAGACACACGGTCCCCGCCGTCTGCTTCTGCTGCTTTGTTCCATGCAGCAATAGAATCGTCAACACACTTAATAACGTGTGACATATCTGTGCAAGGCTCGCTCATCCAGGCTTCTGCTTGTCCAGAAGTGTCTTCCGCGTAGTCAGACCAGTATGCAAGGCCGTTTGCCTCATTGAGGAAGTTTTCAAAGGTTTTTAGGTGTTTCATCTTATTATGTTTTTTTATAGTGCCCATCCCATGCTTGCACCGTGTGAACCATAGAAATCATCGACTGCGCTGAAAACGAAAGTTAGACCTGAGTTATCTTTTCCAGGTTTAAGCAGTAGAACTTCCGAGCCGTGCGGGTCTGTAGTCCACTCGTACTTTACACGGGCTGCGCCCTTTTCACTTTTAATTGCTTTTTCAATTGCATCTTTATCTACACCTTTATCAAAGGAGATCTGGAATTCATCTTGGTACGGCTTATCAAAAGGAGGAAGGATAAAGTTGATATTCTTTAGTTTAGATGTATCAAAAGCCAGGGCTTCATTTAAGAAGTTTTCAAATGTGTGTATGTGCTTCATTATGTTAGAATTTTTTTAGATATCTGCTCCACCGTCTGAAGCAACGGAATCATCGGATGCGACGTCGTCATCGTCGTCATCGTCGTCATCGCTAACTTCTGCTGCATCGATTTCTTCTTCTTTTTCTTCTTCTTGTTCACCGCCAGCTTCAGCACGAAGATTCTTCTTAACAAGATCTTTTTCCAATTCATCAGCTTCTACCAAAAAGTCGGAAAAATTTAATACTCTTCTATTCATAGTTTGTCTGTATTTTAGACTATATATTCATGGTTAAGAATTGTATATGAAGGTGATATATACCTAAAATAAGTGTAATAAATGGGTAACGGAAAAAAATCGAAAGGGCCTACGGGGAAAGCAAATGGGACTCCGAGAGACTCTGGACTTTCCGGAGGCTCACCACCGTATAGCGGGCCAAAAGACCCACCGTATAAAGTTGCTGTTAAGTCTGTCGGTCCCGACGTATACACTATGAAGTTGGGTCCAGACGGTCCACTGGTTGAAACCCAGCCAAATGGAGCAACCGGGCAAGCAGGGTGGGTTTTGAATTATGGACTTACTTTTGATGACGCTTATAGCAAACTTGAAGCTGTATATGGGACAGGAACAGTTTATCCGCCACAGCCTGCGGCGGGTGAAGAGGGCACAGAACCCAGTACAAACGACGGAAGTGCTCCAGGTTTAACAGGAGGCCCAAATACTACTTTACCTTTTGACCCTCGCTTAATTTTTAATGTAGCTGATGACGGTTCTGTTGTTTACAGCTTTTGCACATCCGAAGATATTCAATCGACTTTAACCGAAGGTTTCGTAGTATCTGTGCCAAGTGCAACGGCCGGAAACACCGGACCTGTTAGTGCATCAAATCCTGAGGTGACTCCAAAGCAAATGAAAGATCTGGCACCTGAACATTGGGGTGTACCTTCATTAATGAACTACAATGCTTACATTAATTTGCAGGCTGCTGCTGGTAAATTAGGAAATAAGTATTTGATAGATCGTGAAAATCAGCCGCGTTTTTATGACGTAACAGCAAATGTGCAAAATCCTAATTCAGGATCTACAGGTAGTGGTGCTGTTTCAGGATTAACAACTGACCTAACAGTTTCACAACTTGTTGAATGGTGTGAAAGACCAGGTAATACAAAATTTCCATACCGATACCAAGACTTTGTTTTCTTAAAGTATTGGAAAAAGATCCCTCTTAACTATATGATTACTTTGCGTCGTTATACATTTCCTTGTATTGACAACGTTTCATCGGTATCTGAAGCAAAAGGAGAGATACCAAAGGACAAAATAACGCCAGCTGCTACAGCTATAACTTTTTTAGGCGAGGACCCTGGAAATAAAATATCAACTATACTTGGGCCTATCAGCGCTGGTCTTAAATGGAAAGAAGTTAAAGCAGATGTTTGGGAAGTTAGCTTTAGCGGGTCCCCAGGAACAGCAAATGGTCCCGCTCCGGGTTTAGCTACCGTTCTTGGTTACTTAGCGGGTGGTGCCAATGCAGCCAAACCTTCTGTAGGTGGTGGGCCACCGCCTGATCCGTACAACAACGGCCCTTATGCTAACAAAATACTTGGTCCTGTTACCGTGATTGATAGCACAAAGGCTCGTGAGCGAGGTATTACATTCAAACACGAGATTAAGTTACAGTTTGAGTATGTCGCAAGAAGTATTGGAGGTATAAACTCCAAAGCAGCTATACTTGACATACTTGGAAATTTAATGTTACTTACATATAATGAAGCAACTTTCTGGGGTGGTATGAACCGCTATATGCCAGCGGCTGCTCAAGGTGGTATTCCTCCTTTTTTAGGAGGAAGCGAAGGTAGAGATGCCTGGATGAGAGGTGACGTTGACGGATTCTTTAATGCGCTTGGTAAACAATTTGCTAAAGCGATAGAAAATGTGGGTGAAATGTTTCAAAAATTCTTTGATGATCCTATTGGTGGACTAAAATCAATCGCAGCAGGAGCGCTGAGTGGACACATGTTAATGAATACTACTTCGGGATCAGGATTCATGCAGGGAATGCACTCCCTCTTAACGGGTAATCCTGTTGGAGAATGGCACTTAACTGTAGGTAATCCTCTTAACCCGATGATGATGGTTGGTAATCTTATCTGTACGGGTATAGAAATCAGTTTTAACGAAGAGCTTGGCCCAGATGATTTTCCTACTGAGTTAAAAGCAACAATTTCACTTGAACACGGAATGCCCAGAGATAGAGCTGGTATAGAATCTATGTTTAACAAAGGATCGGGTAGAATTTATTCAGTTCCTAAAGGATATGAAAATAGTTTTTCATCATTTAATCAGAGTGCTGTTGATTCTTCTACAGGCGGTTCAACAACTGGTCCTAACCCTTGGGGAGAAAGCAGTGGAATTAAGAAAAACAGTAACGGGAAAGGCAGGGGTGGAGCTAAAGGATACTATAATGGTGGAAGAAGCGGGTATTCAGGAAAAAACCCACTCCTTGGAGATCCACGCGAAATTGACAACATTATAGGATACTATAAGCAATCAGTAATACCAAGGTTAAAAAATACATATAACGCAACTGTCGCAGCTGGTGTAAAATGGATGTCAAAATAATTAAGTAGACTATGCCGATTGAATTTAACGTAACACAGAATACTAAACCCGAAATTAAAGACAAAAAAACAAATGAGTTTTATATTGACTTTATTCATAGAGACCTTAATGTTGACCCTTCAAACGGGCCAAAGGGTATAAAGTACTACCTAGTTACTGATGAAACTGCAATGAGAATAGACTTAATATCCAAAGCAATGTACGGTAACATGGATATGATTGAAAAAATTCTTAAGTTTAATGACATAAGTAACCCTCTTGCTATCAATACTGGTGATCTTCTTGTTATATATGACCCAATCAGTCTAAACAAAAACTTTAGAAATGAAGAAAACCAGGCAGAAAAAATTAAAGATGTTCGTAAACAATATCTTTCCCCTGAAAAAGGTTCCCAGCTTGACCCTAAACTTAAAGAGTTTGAAAAAAGAAATAAAAAACCTGGTGAAAAATCCGCGCAAGAAAATGCTTTACCTCCTAACTACGCTGACTTTGGGGATAAAGAAATACAATTAAGAAACGGTAAACTCTACTTCGGCCCTAATGTTACAAAGAGCAAAGAAGCTTGTGAAGAACCAATTTCTAAAAGTGAATTCTTAGCAAGGCTAGTTAAAAACCGACTAAATAATAACAAGTAATGGCAGATAACTTTGTTAACCCGTTTTTTATTGAACCGCCGGAGAATCCTAATCAAATTAGAAACACTAATCAAGAAGAGTGCATAATTAGGTCTTTGCTAAAACCTACGATAGAGGTTGATGATATGATAATTGAAGATGCATTCCAAGGAACTTCTGAAAATCTTTATGACCAAAAGGGTGTTGAATCTGGTTATCAAATTCAGAACGATATAGGCACTTCATATCCGTTTATTATGATTAACGCGGTAGTTTTTAACACAGGTGACATTTACGATTTTGAGATAGATTCAACAGGATTCTTGCCTGCTCTTAGATTAGAAATTGTATTAGACTCGACTAAAACAGGTTTTAAGTTTACATCTGTGCCAAAAGACGGTGATTTAGTTAATGTTTTTATTAGAGCCAAGTCTGACGCATTTAAGCCTATCAGAAATGATTTCTTAATAACACGAGTTGATATATCGCCAGGTGTGTCACAAGGGCAAGGTGGGACACTTACTATCTTTGGCGAACTTTTCGTTCCGCATATACACGATGAAGTGTTAAAGTCATATAGTGGAACAACCTTTGAAGTTTTACAAAAAGTTGCAGGAGACTTGGGGTTAGGTTTTGCTACCAACGAATCTTTTACTAATGATTCACAAGTCTGGCTATGCACAGGTGATACATTGCATAATTTCATTAAGCATGTTGCCAACCACGCTTGGAAAAATGAACAATCTTTTTACAAGGTCTTTATTGATAACTATTATCACTTAAACTTTGTAAATGTTAACCCACAGGTTGCTGGTGATGGTAAGATTGAAGTTGCTCTTTTAGACGTAACACAATTTAGGGATTTGTATAATGATAAAGATAACATGGTAGAAAATTCTCAGACAACTACAGCCAAAATGTTAACTGACATACAATCTTTAAGAGACACAAACATGTTCATAAAACAGTATGGCGTTGAGAATAATTCATCAGCGGTTTCTAAGAAGTGGGGTTACAAAAGTTTTTCGCAAATCTTTGACTATCAAAGTTTGCAGTTTTGGAACATATTTGTTGATCCGCTAGTTACCGAAGGCGCGAATGAAAAAAAGATATTGCTAAAGGGGCGGTCCTTTAAGAAATTACCGGACGGTACGTCCGAAGAAACATATTGGAAAACACAATATAAGAGGTATTGGCAAGGTATTCAATATGAAGATGTTCATGACAAGTACTACTATTCAGAACTATGGAATACTCGTAATAACGAAGAGCTAGAAAAATTGTATTTGATAGCTCACGTAGAACGCTGGAACCCAAACATATATCGTGGAGAAAAGATACCTGTTCTTGTTTACTCACAAGACAACGTAAACGCAAGAAGGCAGAATGCTACCCCTAACGAAGTCTCCGATGTAATGGATGTCGGTTCTGAGGCAAACATGGTTGCCAATCAGATTTACAGCGGTTTTTACATGGTAGACGGCATAAAGATTACATATTCAATGTTACCTACTTCAACTAACTTCATATCCAATAATAAAGCTATCGTCCCATCTTACACCGAGATCTTTTACTTAAAGAGAAGAGAATGGCCAGTACCTGGAACAGGTTAAAATATATACTAATATGTACTACACTAACAAAATTACAAAAGGGTTTTTAACTGGCGGGGGCCAGTGGTTACCATCTCCATCTCGCCCCGAAAAATTTGATGAGGAGATTAGTAGATGGCAAGACTACGAAGACCCTACTTACATGGGCTTCTACTTTAGAATTATCCCAGACGGATATTATGATCCAACTAACATGGACATGGATGTAATGCCGATGGGCTTATTTATGAAGTATGATGAAAATTACAATAAGGCCAATGATACGGAGAAAGGCCTTGGTGATGGGTATACAAACTTACCTGATGGCGCTGAAAGCTTTTTAAGAAGGCGAGGCGAGTATTACCGCGCTGGCATGATTCGAGAATTTAGAGAGGGTTTTATGAAAGTATCCACATACGAGCCATGGACATTCGAAAAAGTTGAAGGATTAGCTGACTTATGGAGAGTTGACCCAAAAAACCCTTATCGCGCAAAAGAAAAGAAAATTATATTTGATTGCCATGAAAGCATTTCAATGAAGATGACGTATCTTATTGATTGTTATCGAAAAGCTTCATATGATTTCTCTAACATGCGTCATATGTTACCCGATAACCAAAGATACTTTTCAATGGACTTGTGGGTCACTGAAATACGCCATATTAAGCGTCCGAATACTGCGGCTGATCCTAAGGGGCTCTCACCAAATTCTTTTTTCAACACAGGTTCGTTTATTAGGTTCAGATTAGACTATTGTGAATTTGACTTTTTGACTGAAGAAACTGTAGGTTATTTGGCAGATGTCGCAAGATACGCGAGTGATAAACCAGCACACGTAAAAATACCAATTAAGATTGGAGCGATTCGTGAAGTCAATAACTATGGTATGATGGGTGGACTTATCGCAGACACTTTTTACAATTACCAGCGAGGAAAAGACACGATGTATTCATCATTTAATAAAACAACCAGCATACAGGGGGAACCAGAGGGAGATGGTGTAACAAGAGGTGACGATGTTGAAAAATTCTCGCGTGACTTACAAACTTTGTCTTATAATAACGTTGATGGCTTTAAAGATCTTAGATCACTGCTCTTTTCAGCTGCGACGCCGCCATTTTTTACGGCGGGGGAAACAGAATGGAGAGAGGGGCAAAGCGTCGGGAAAAGGACAGAGGATAAACAATTTAGTTTTGGCGTGGGGAACAAAAATAATGGAACTGAAAACAAAGCACCAGGAAAACAAGGGTTTGAATCAAAAGTATATAATGCACAAGGCGAGCTGGTAGATAGAGTAAACACTTCACTTAATGCACAAAACATTCAGTTAGGTGGGGCACCTGCACAAGAAACCAATCTTGCTGGAGAAAATGCATTAGGTGAAAATTTACTTGTACCACCATCTGGCACTTTGATAGAACGTAACTTAGGAAGCGTTGATGTAGGATCAAGAGCTCGTGCATTGGCTGGAAATTTGCTTAGAGGCGCATTTCTTGGTAATGTTTATGGTTTATCTTTAACCACACTTGTAGGTGAACTACAAGGGATTCTGAATAACCCCGTAGCCGCCCTGCAAGGTTTATTAAGTAAATTTGCAAAGTCCCCTAAAGAAGCTTCTACAATGGCGGATAACATTAACTTAGATGGTGCTGATATTGAACTTCTAAAAGGCTTTATTGGAGACATAAAAGAGATACAATCAGTAACAGCTGGTACATCTTTAGAGAATGCCACGCTTGGAGAACTTGTAAGATTAGAACCACCTAAAGCTACTACACCAAATCCTCGAAAAGAAGATTTGCTATCATCGGGTAAGACATCACTGTTACAGTCTGACCTTGGTAGAATCTTATTTGGTTCATCCCCAGTTGCTGCGCAAGCTGTAGCAAAAGCACAGCTTGAAGGACCTGTATCTACTATAGATGCTAGTCTTGATACCTCAATCGTTACTTTAGAAGGTGATAAGATTGATAGTGATTCAACTCCTAAACCAGCTAATGTTAACCTTGAAAGCCAAGGGTCATCTTTAAAATCTACTGGTTTAGGTAACATTGGTTTTTCTAATAAAAGTCGCAAATAAAATATAAAACTATTAAAGCTAAAAACTAAAAATGGCAAGTACTCTTGAAAAAAGATATTTATCCCAAGGTTCATTTGTAGGACGAGTAGTTGATAATGATGACCCAAATCGTGAAGGGCGTTGTAGAATCATGGTGTTTGGAGTCTTTGACTTTGAAGAACCTGTATATGACAAAAACAATAAACCTATACCCGGGCAGACTAAAAGAACAGAATTGAAAAAAGAAGACATTCCGTGGGCGTATCCTAAAAATAACAATTTCTTTGCGGGTGGTGAAGGAGGGTTTGGTAATTTAAGTGTGCCTAAGATAGGAGCAATCGTATCAGTAAATTTTTGTGATGGTAACATTTATTCACCCGAGTATTCTTCTATCATAAACATAAACACTGATATGCAGGCTGCTATCAGCGCTTCATATCTAAACAGTCATGTGTTTGGCTGGGACCAAGATGAAGAGTTAAAAGTATACTACACACCAGATATCGGTATGGAGATATCTTTAAAAGATTCACATATAACGATAAACCCTGATACAAGTATAACTATAGAGCATTCGGGTAGTGAAAGCATAATTGAACTTGTAGGACCTAACATAAACATCACATGTAATTCAAGCATCAATCTAGCTTCTAACTCTCTAATCAGAGCAGAATCTACAGAAGTTGCCATGAATGGCTCAGCAGTTACAAAACTTGGGCCAGCTCCTACATATTCAGCCGTTCTTGCTGAACCGCTATGGGCATTTCTAAAATCTCTTGCTACTGCGGTTGACGGCAAGTTGCCTTCAACCCCTGGAGTTTATAGTTCGCAGGCTTCTGCGTTTGAACAGTTGTCTACATCTAAAAACGTTAAAGTAAGTTCATAATGGATGAATTAAAAAAAGGGTGCGACTGCTGCGATGAACTATCTGATGATGCCAAAAGTGTATTAAATGAAATAAGTTCTCTTCTTGACCCCAACGCAGGTAAGAATGCTAACGGCAGTGCTAACGGCAGTGCTAACGGCAGTGCTAACGGCAGTGCGCAAGATGACGCAGATAACTGTATTAAGGCATTCGCAAAGAAAGCACTGCCCGCAGTAGAAAACCCTAATGACAAAGATCGCATTTTAAAGTTATTAGAAGCAATCAATTCAGCTTTGAGTGGTGCTATTAGTGATATTGTAAGTTTAACCAAAGAAGTTTTTTCGATTGACTTTGCTTCCTTAGATACTTCAAAAATACAAGCCGCTGCTAATTCAGTAAATAATCTATCTGACAATCCTACGATTGATGTAAGTAAAGTACTTCCCGGTCTTGACACTAGTAAAATGAAAGATGTCAAGATTTCTCTGACTGTTCCGGCTATCACGCTGAACAAGTCTATCAATATGGGACCGGTTTCAATAAACTTGCGTTTTGCAATATCTACAAAAGAAGTTTCATGGGGGCCAGCTATCGACACAAACTTCAGTACTCCTAAGAAAGCTCTTGATGCTCTTAAAAATGATAAGATAAAATCTCTACTAACGCCTTCTGTTGGAAAGTCGTTAGAGGAATTAAAAGAAATAGCAAAAAAGGAGGTTAAAGATATTGCTATTCTAACAGAACTTTTAGCAGCTACTAACGCAGATATGTTTTTTGAGATATTGGAAAGGGAGGGAATTAATCTATACATAGAAGAAAACCTTGGTGATATTGCAGAAAAAATCTATAAAGACAATCTAAAAGCGGCTAAAGCGATTAAGAAAAACTTAAACAAAAAAGTTGGCAATTCGTTGGTTAAAGATCTTAAAGAAGTTGGTAAAATGGACTTGTGTGGAAAGAGACCTTCAAAAACCAAGAAATTTTCTACTGATGAAGTAGAAGAAGCGATACCTTGTGTTGTTCCCATTGAACCAGAGATACCTCTTGCAAACATAAAAGAAGTAGAGGATTTAATCAACGGTTTAAGTTTACCTAATCCTGAAGATGAACTAAATAAAATAAAAAACATGATGGCTTGTATAAAGAAAGCGCAAGACATTATGAATGAGTGTGGTAAGAAAAAAGTTAATGCTATAAACAGATACTATGCGTTTAAAGAAGTGGCTCTTTTACACGACTTGAATCACAAGTATGTATCAGAAAGAGCTACCACAAATAACTTATTGAATCCGCCGTTTATTGCGATAGCAAAAGAGAAGTCGTCTATAGAATCTCAGCTAGCGGATGTTACCGCAAAGCTGTTATCAACTAATTTATCCGCCGTAGAAACAGAAAATTTGAATGCACAAAAAAATGATTTGGATCAATCATTAATTTCTTTACAAGAAGATTTTCAGAGTTCCGTAGACAACTTTAATGCTGGCCTTGAAGCTGAAATAAAAGATGAATTTGACATTGCAGAATTTAATACATATGATTTTGAAGATTATGTAGAAAAGGCTCGAAAAAAAGTAAAAAGAACTACAAATGCTTTATCTAATCTTACAGGATTTAAAGATAACGGCAAGTCACTTGAACTGATTGTTACAAATCCCGAAATTAAAGGCAGGCTAGACTTTTTGCTAGCGCAATCTTTAAATGGCGCGCAAGACACAATTTTTGACGGTTATCTTAAAGTTGATAACTATACATTTGTACCAGGAGAGGGACTACCAAGGACTGGTTTTTTAGAAAACGGACTTTGGAGAAAATACTATTCTCCTAACCGTATAGATGACCTGTTTACATGGAAAGAACAAGGATACACAGGACCTAAACCACAATATGATGATCAGGGAAATGCTTTAGGTGCAAAGTCTACAGTAGAAATCAAGTCAGGCGACGGTTCTACCATAGTTCAAGAAGTACCAACTTCTGTAAAGAATTGCAACGTAGATCTAGCGATTGCTATTCCATTTATTGAAAATTTAGAAGAACTTACGAGAGGTAAAATAAACTCTTTAGCGAATCAAATACTTACTAGCTCTGATGCCAAGCCTTACATAAAAAAAATTAGGTTTTATGCAAGGTTAGAAGCAAAGCTATCTTTTTATGATATGATAAGTTCTACCGATTTTTCTAGTATTAGCGTATCAAATTTTGAATCTTTTAATCCTGACAAGTTTATAAATGAATTAGACATTTCAAACAGATTTCTTAATAAATTACAAAAAGAGCTAAACTTTTTCGTTAAGACGATAGAAGAATGCAATACTTGTATAGAAGAGCAGAAAAAAGCTATTACTGCATGTGCAGAAAAGGCAGGAGGCGGTGATAGTTCACCTGGTACTGAAAAGAAATGCAAAGATCTTTTAGGAAGTGATCCTCTGGGTCTTAAAGGATCCAATGGCTGCCCCGATTACAAAAAGAATTGTTATTGGCGTGAATATACCAAGATTATGCAGATAGTAAGTCTTATGCCGATACCTGACTTGATGTTCTTAAATAAAAGATTATTTAGATATTACCCAGTAGCTTTACAGATACCCGTTCCGGCCCCTATCCCTTCACTTGCACTTGGAATACCCGACCCTGTCATAAGCATTCCCCTGCCATTCTTGTGGGTTCATCTCTTAACTTTGCATACATCAGTTGGTACTTTTGTGTTTTGGATTGGCGCAGCAGGGGGGATCATTCCTAATGTCTATGTAATGTTCATTGATGAAAAGCAACAAACTATTTTTGCTGTTACTCTCACAGGACCTAGTAAGATTCCGGATCCTTCTTTGGGAATTACCGAGTTTGACGAAAAAAGTCTTCTTGAGTTATTACCAGGTCTTGATACTACATTAAAAATTAATCTTACACAATTTCCGGGTAACCTATTTACAGGATCCACAAGACTTGATGTAAACAAACCAGATTCATCGAAAACTGTCATTGATAGCATAAAAGGTAAGATTAAGAAATCTGTAGATGAACTAGTTATACCTGACCCACCTGTCTTTGGAGGATTTTCCCCCACTGCTTTGCGGATGAAAGACTTAATTAAGAATGCTTTAAAGTTTACTAACTGCGATAATGTAGAAGCAATTAAGTTGTCACTAAAAACTATTATAGAGCTTTTAATTGCAAGTTTGGATGGACTTGATGTACCAGGAATAAAAATACCGCGTGACTCAAAGGGCATGATGATGGAGCTTCCCAGTGCGATTGCTATGCTTGACACTATTAATTCTTTGTTGAGTATTCTTAAGACAGCTCCGGATAAAGCAAAGAAGCTTCTTAAAGAAATAGGATTAAGTATAAACAACCCTTTTGATGTTACTGCTAAATTAAAGGAACTGGTTAGAGCCAATACATCGTATGCTGCATCGATAGAAATCTTTTCTGAGTTCGACACAAAGATTGACGCACTTGAAGCTGAAGTAGATTTAGGAAGTCCTGAAGAAGCGGCTAAGAAGAGATTAGATTTAGTTAAAGATCTTTTAAAGAAGCAGATAGAAGATGCAATTAAAGATATAACCCCTGAGAAATTGGGTTTTGTTTCATCTGCAGATATCTTGGTATCTTTGCCCGAGCCGTGTTATACTAACGTTTCAATCCCCCCTCTTAACCCTGGAATATCTCTTGCTTTGGAAGCAATTAAGAATATACCCAACATTATTCTGGGTCTTAATGATGACTTGATACTAAAAGCACTTAGTAAAATTATTGACTTTGCTGTTCAGCTGCCTTCTGCTGAAGAATTATTTCAGCTTGGAATTAACTTGTTTTTGGACTTAATACCCCCTCTTGTTATCCCTATCGATATAAGTGTTTCTCTTCTTAAAGAGATTAAGATAGCTTTAAAAAACTTCATCGCATCATTTACCGTAAGATTGCCTAAAGTTGGTCTTCCTATACAAATAGAAATCCCTGGGACAAAAATTCTTTTTATCATAAAAAAGGCGTTAAAAGATTTCTTATCTTCTTTTAACGAGTTTGCGAACTGTTACATAAATCAAATATGCAAAAACTTAGGTACTTCTGCTGTTGCATCAAAGATTGCCGTTATTTTGAATATCATAAAGCTATTGTTTAGCGTGAGTCTTGAACAAATATCAGGACCGGACATAAAAGCATTTTTGTTTTCTTTGCTAGAGACGATAGCATTTCCAGCGCTGGATGTTTTAGGTACACTTATAGACGCTGCTTCTAATCTTAAATCTCCATTTTTATCAATCATATCTCAATTCGTTACACCTGATCCTCCTAAACCAGAAGGGCCATTTTTTGAACTTAACCCCAAGTTAATAAAAGATTATGTAGATCCTATCATAAAAGGTGCTGCTTCGTTTACAAGCGAAAACATACCTTTTCCTGTAATACTTCTTGGGTGTGCTTTTCCAGCAACTCGAATTGCGCTTACAAAAATTCATCCATCGAAACCAAAAGAAGTCTTACCTGCATGGGAAGGGCTTTCGACAAAAAACTTTCCATTCATCATCTGGCTTGACCAGCTTGTCGCCACAGCACAAAGGAACGCTTTGTTAGGAAATAGCTATGTGGCACCATACTTTGCGTAAAGAACTTGTATGATATATACAAAAATCTAAAATAATGAATACACAAAAAAACAAACAAGAAATTGATTGGGACAGACTCGAATCTGGTAAACGCAGAAAACCTAATCCTGAAATCTTAGCAAAGTATGGTGCTAAGAATTACTGCTTAGAACCATACGCACTAGATCTTTATGAGAAAATGATTCTTGGACAAGAAATCTTAAGTAAAGAACTTAGAGAAGGTGAGACAAGGAGAATCATTGCTGTTAGAGCAGCTAATAAGAATGAGGTGCATGTAATACTAGGCGGGCTGATTGATGGGATAGTAGATCTTAAAAGAGAAAAAGGCTACTTAAACACAATTAACATGGATTCTGAAGGTTTTTCAGAGTATTTGAGTACCGAAGAAGGGCAAAACTACTTCTTAAACCAGGAAATACAAGCCACCGTTGAGCAAGTTGAACCTTACGTTAAAGTTTCAATTTCAAGAGGGATGGAAGAAAAGATTAAAAGTGAATTTGTCAAGCAAATTGCTAAACCAACATCGGCTTACATTGGTAAGATTCTTGAAAAGAATGGAGGCGGTTTTATCATATTTGTTGCGGGTATCAAAGGATTTTTGCCAGGGTCACTCGCTGCTACAAATATCGTAAGAGATTTTGACAGTATGATAGGAAGAGAGATTCCTGTCGTTGTAGAAGATTATTTACGCGAAAGTAATACATTTGTATTCTCGTATAAGAAATATGTGAGTATGATATTGCCTAGCAAAATTAGTGAGTTAGAGACCGACAAAATGTATACCGGAAGCGTTACTGGAGTTGCAAAGTACGGTGTATTCGTTGAGTTTGATGAGATATTCACGGGTCTATTGCACACAAGCAAAATGACTCCAGAGATGAAGAAGAAGTTTACTGACCGTGAGATCACGGCTGGAAATGAATTAACTTTTTGGATCAAAGAGATCACACCTGACAAGAAAATTATTCTTACAGATGAAGATCCCACGGCTAAAAGATTAGAACTTGAAGAGTTTAAAGAAAAAAATCTTGGAACTATTCGGGGTGGTGAAGTTATTTCAATTCAGCCGTTTGGTACATTGGTTAAGTTACAAAAAGATATCTGCGGAATGATTTCTCAAAAAGAAATCAAAACAAAGAAAAAGAACTTTACGGTTGGAGACACAGTAATGGTCTCGATTGATAGAGTTCACAACGACAAAATTTTCTTATCATTGCCAAATGAAGGTTAAAAAGAATTACACTAAGACTGAGGTTCTTGACAGCGCCCGTTGCGGATTCGAGTTTGAGTTTTACAGCTCGATGGATGTGTTTGAAACCGCTAAAGACATCGCAAAATTTGTAAAAAGAAGGGTAGTAGTGCCTCTTGCATTAAGTTCTATAACAGAACCTAAGCCTCTTTATCACTCTCCAGTAGCTCCTACTGCTGACATATTTAAACTAGAACCTGATTATTCAGGTGGTAAGAGTATGTGTGAGTTAGTCACTGGACCGATGAAATACAAAGATGCTCGCAACGTCTTAATTAAAGTCTTTGAATGGATCAGCAGTAATGGCTATACTAACGAAAGGTGTTCTATACACGTAAACATTAGTATTGATGAAAATGCGGTCCCTACCCGTTTTACTATTCCTAACATCAACATACCTAAGTTTATCTTATCTTTTGATGAGAAAAAGATATATGACATCTTTCCTAAAAGAGAAGGGAGTGTTTATGCTAGAAGTATTAAGTCTCTAAGACCTAACAGAGTACTTTTTTATTCTCCTACATTAGAAGAATTTAGTCGCGCCACCCTAACTCTTCCAGCTGACGAAAAGTACTATGGAGTTAACTTCTTGAAGGCGGAAAAGGGTTATCTGGAATATCGTTACCTTGGTGGTAAAGATTATGAAAAGACGACAAAGAAAATTCTTGACTTGGTCGATTACTTTATTCTTCATTTATATGATACGTTAAACTTTGAAGGATTTACTGACAAAGAAAAGGCGGACTTTAAAAAAATGACGGCCATTGACGAAAAGGTGTATAAATCTTTTGTTAAATACGAAGTTTTCCAAAAAGCGTTTCCTGGAATAGAAGTTGGGGTTGATATGAACGCAGACCCACAAGTACTGGAATCTATGTGGGTTAACATTCGAGAAAAACTATTTGATCTTATAATTACAGGAAAGATGAAGAAAGGCGCCTTTAATTATGACAAAGAAATTGGACGTTTTCAATTAAAGGACACCAAGTTGCGTAACTGCAAGTTAACTGACATGGAATTTATTAACTGCGAACTTGAAGGTGTTATTCATAGAGCATGGTTTTATGATTGTAAAATTAAGAACTCAAGGATACAAGACGGTAATTTTGTAAAAGGAAATACCGTTGATTTTAGTAAAATTTCTGAATGCGAGCTTCATATTGATAATAAGCTTAATGACTGTTTTATAGAAAACAAGAAAAACATCATTAACTGTCAAGTTAACCGCGGTGTTATTCGAAACGGCGAAATTGGAAAACTTGCAAAAATTTCCAAAGAAACTATGATTGTTGAAGGTCAACCAATCGAAACAGGGAATTCGGGTGGTAATACATTTCAAGATGCTGCACAAGACGAAAAGAATAGAGAAAAGAATAAAGAATCCAAGAAAAAATAACCCTTATGAGTAGTGGCAAGAGCAAAAAAAGAAAAACAGGGAATGCCTCGCAACCGGCGCACTATGGCAAAGAACTTAAAAAGAATTCTTAAAAATGAAGCTATTCTCAAAAAACTGAAAGCTGAATATGAAACACATTAAAACATTTGAGAACTTTTTGAATGAAGGGCACTTGGACTTTAAGATTCAAAAATCACTACAATTAGGTGGTGTAACTTTCGAGTTTAATGAAGAGCTTACCGATGAAGACGATGATAATCGTTTTGATTTTGTTCAAGTTTACTATGCAGACGAAAGAAGAAACGGGAATGAGTGGGTGATTAAAGTAGGAACTACTGGTGAAGGTAATTACATCTTGGAAATTATTGAAGACGAGAAAGTAGTTTTTACTCATGAATATCCCAAAAATCAACGCGCATACTTTGATCAAGATTGCATGAATAGCCTTGGTTTTTTACCTGAATTAGATTAATCTTTATATGACTAGAGAAGAATTAATAGAACTGATAAATAATGAAATCACCGCAAGTGGTGCTCTTCCTTATTCCATTCCTGCAAGGGAAGCTGAACGCATAGTTGACCAAGCTCTAAATTGGTTCTATATTAATTACGGGCCAGCTGTAGAAACACAGTATTATGTAATACAGCGTCAATGGTTTAGCGATCCTGAGTTTAAAAAGACTCGTAGCATATTACTCCCTGATTGTGTAGTCAGCGTGTTTGAGTGCCGAGAAATCTCAGGCGGTGGAAGATTAGGAACGATTGATAGAGACTTTAGTGATAACCGACTTCTTGCTGCTGAAATTTACCTTGCACCATTTGCTTCTGATGATTTGGTATTACGTACTGCACAGTATTCTTATTGGGATCTTACTAAAGCGTTTATACTTGAGAGAGTAAGGTACGACTTTAACTTGAATACACATCGCTTAAAGATTTTAGGTCGAGATCCAAGGAAGAATCTTTTCATAAATACTTACGTTAAGATACAAGAAAACAAACTTTACGATGACTGGTTTTTCCAAAGATATGTAACTGCGCAAGGTAAAATATCGCTCGGAAGAATACTTGGAATGTTTCAATTTAATCTTCCCGGTGGAATTACTATAGACGGTAGTAAAATGACCGATGAAGGGAAAGAAGAAATTGAACAGCTCAAAACAAAAATAGACGAAGAGAACAGCCCAGACTGGTTCTACATATTTCATTGATATGTTAAAGGAAATATACTGTCGAAATATAAACGACCCGCAGTACAATTACAAGCAACTAGAGACGCACAATCCTATAGAAGCTCTCTTAACCAAACTTCGTATGATTCTTTTTACTAATCGCGGTGAAGTACTTGGTATGCCTGACATCGGGTTAGATCTTGAATATCATCTATTCGAATTAAACTTTAATGCATTTCAGCTACAACAAAACTTTTTTGGCCAAGTATCAAAGTATGTGCCCGAATCTCAGTACTATAACTTAGACCTGCAGGTTAATTTTGTGCCCGGGACAGTAAGAGACATTGCTTACATAGATATATACATAGACGGCAGGAAATACCTTGGCGTACTAGCTAAATAAAGAATTGGAATGGCATTAGAAATCTTTAAGTACAACAGAATACGATACGATGAATTAGCCGCTGATGCACAAAATTATCTCGTAAGAACTTTTGCGCAAGTAGGAGATGTATTTAGCCCAGCAAGTGCGTATGGTCAACTTTTAGGTGTAATGATAGATCTAGGTAAACTTATCTTTTATTACGTAGAAGATGGAATTACTGAGATGAACATATTTACTGCTACTCGCGATGTATCTATTCGCAGTCTTGCGCGTATTTCTGGACATAACCCTTCTAGGGCGGTCGCTGCGACAGGTACGATTAATCTTACATACAACGGCAATCCTATTGATATTTATGGCAACACGGTTATCATACCAAATTACACACGATTGTTAGATAATTCGACGGGTCTTTCTTATACTATTACTACTGATGTAGAAGAAATAAGAATGAATCTTACTGGTAAAAATACTATAGAGGTAAAGGTTACACAAGGCTCTGTTGAGGCTCAAACTGTAACCGGTACTGGATTGCCTTTACAATCATACGCAATCAATCCTAAGAAGAATGCGCAAATCGACAACTTCTTTGTTAAGGTATATGTAAATTCTGAAGAGTGGAAACAATATGATTCTGTTTATGATATGCCGTACGAAGCTAAAGGCGTAGTAATAAAAACCGGAATAAGTGGAGGATTAGACCTATACTTTGGAAACGGGTTCTTTGGCGCTCCACCGCCTATAGGTTCATCAATCAGGGTTGAGTATCTGACTACAGCTGGAAACGCTGGTAATATAGTAGAAGATGATGCGCAATTTGCTTTTGATGAAGCGGTTTATGATTTGCTAGGTAACTCGCTAAAAATTGATGAAGTGATTGACATTTCGATTAACAAATCTATAATGTTTGGGTCTGACGCAGAACCTATCTATTTAACGCGAGTTCTTGCTCCAAAAACTAGCCGTTCTTATGTGTTAGCCAACGCTGATTCTTACGTGTATTTCTTACAAAAGTTTAACATCTTTAGTGTTATAGATGCATTTAGCTCACTTGATGACGATGACATTACAGATGACAATGTAGTTTATCTTTTCTTGATACCAGATGTTAATAAGAGAAAGCCCACGAATGGCGATTATTTCACCGTGCCTTATTCTCTTTTTTTGCTATCAGATGAAGAAAAGCAAAAAATTTATGATTACGTTGAACAAAGCGGACAAAAGATTCTAACTACGGTTGTTAAGATCATTGATCCCGTTGTTAAAAGATACGTGATCAATATAAATATATCTGCGTTTGAAGGGTATAGCAAAGAAACTATATCCCAGCAAGTAATTTCTAAATGTAGCGAGTACTTCTTAAATAATCGCAGGCGCGATAAGATACCTAAGTCTGACTTAATTTCAATTATTGAAAATGTCCCAGGAGTAGATTCAGTTAATCTTTGGTTTGTTTCTGAAGAAAATGAAGTTTATAAGAGCGATCCTGCTAACATAAATAAACCGGACATCGGTATAGATTCTTTTGGGGATGTGGTGATAGGCAGAGGAGAATACGCTCTTATTCGCGGTGGTTGGGAGGCAAGGAATGGATATTTCTATCATGACACATCTGATCAATCTAAACCTGGTAGTATCAACATTGCTTACGGAAAAAGTACTTCTAAATCTCTTAACATGGACATTCACAGAATTAACATTGAAAATATAAAGTATACGTAAGATGGAAAATAAACCGCGAAGGGGTGCATACTTAACAAGACAGAGCTACTATCAATACACTTATCATCAGTATGATGATCTTAAGCACACTGGCTATGATTGGAGAAATAATTCTATCAAAAGATCTGTTTCATTCTACCTTCTTAGTGATCCCAAGAGAGAGGCAATCATCGTTGAATTACAAAAATTCATTGCGTATATTATGGACTACGCAAGTAACATAAAGAAATCCTTTAATTACACCGTAGATAAGAACTATAAGTACTTAAATTAATGCTGTTAGTAAACAAATTAAGACTATTTGATAAGAAGGGTAACAGCTTATCTCCAACAGAGTCAAAGTCGATTGTTGTTACGGTTGTCGATCCCGGAGACATAAAGGGAAACGGCGCACTTATTAATGCGTATACCGATTTTGAAGGCAGAATTATTTATGTAGAGATTTTGGCCGGTGGGCAAGGATACAATCCCGGAAGTTACTTAAGATTTGAAGATGCACAAACTGAAGCGATATGGAATACTGATCCTATTGATCTAACTCTTTCAGTTAGTGGAGAAATTACAAGTTTTAATGTAACTTATCCATTAGAAAACAAAGGGTTTTCATACATTTCATCTTTCTTATTTACCAACCATTTTCTTGAGCCGATTTCAACGGGTTTAGTATCAACCGATCAATTATTCATTGTTGAAAATGTATATGACTCCAATGGAAACGATTCATATACATATCCAAGATCAGATGAATACAGCCCTATTGATGTTGTGAGTTATTCAGCCAATGGTACAAGTGCTTCTATAAAGATTGCTACTATTACTGTGACGGGCAATGTTTTGGCCTCAAAACTCAGTAAAATATGGGGAATCCCTCCTGGAATAATATCTACTCTTGAGATTGGAATGTTTGTAACTGGTGGAGTCTTGACCCAACCCTCTTTTATAACAGAAATAGACACAACGTACAACACAGTAACTATCAGTACGGATTTATCAGCTGGTAATGTAACATTAGAGTTTTTTAAGCCTCATAATCTACGCGTAGGTAATACTATACGCATTTTTGATACGTTCGGATCTACTTCATTAGACGGAAGACATGATTTGGTAAAAGTTTCTCCAACCGAACTTACCTTTGAATCTGCTCAGATTATTCCTACTACTTCAACGGGTACAATGAAATTTGGAGTTATTCCAATATATCGTGCATACATAGAAGAGAATAGTGATAAAGAATTTTTCTTGTTTGACGTAGTCTACAATGAAGATTACCCAACAGTAGAAAAAATAAATGATTTTTTCTTTGAGTTTAATGACCCACAAGAAAGTGCGGCGCCTGATACATTTCCAATAGGGAATTCTACTTATCAAAGAACTGTTCATCAAAGAATTCCACAAGAAGCCTTTGCTCTTAACATTGGTTTAAGATCTGATATTGAAGGTGTTTACGCGGCGCAGATTAACATTGATGATGTTACTTATGAAACACCTATAAGAATCTTTCTTGGTCTATATGAAGGAGAAACCGTCGCAGAAGATGAAAGATTAGGCTTGCTTCTACAAAACTTTGGTCGTGATGTTGATTACGAACAAGAGCTCATACTCAGAAAATCTGATATAAACGAAGATTTAACAGATAACTTGCTTCTTAACGCCAAGAGAAAAGAAATGTTGCTTGAAGGCAACAATATCTGGCCCTATGTAGGATCTTATAAAGGATTGGTTAACATACTTAACTGGTTTGGTTATTATGACATTCGTGTTAAAGAATACTTCTTAAATGTTAACCAAGATGACGAGTATTTTGGTAAGTACAGGCAAGTACAAATTCCTTTTCAACTAGACACAAAAGGCGACACCAAGAAAGAAATTTCTTTAGTACCTAGTAAACACTATAAGAAAACTAGTAGATTTGGTTTATTTTATGACATCATAAAAGATAAAGGTGTATTTGATACATTTGGCGTGCCTCTTACGCAAGATGCTTTTGATTATACTAACGAAGAAGTCTTAGTTAAACTATTTGCATTAAAGAGATACTTAAAAGAAAAATTCTTGCCTCTTAACTCAAAAATAGTTGATATTACAGGTGAAGGTGTTTATTATGATAGATACTCAATAAATTCTTGGAATGATCCAAGTAATTACTTTAATGTAGATCTTACTCGTCAGATCGACTTTGATGCTGAAAAGAAATCGATTGAAATAGAAAGTACTATTTCTTTTGATTCAGATGAAACTCTGCCTTCGCCGCCATACTTTGATTTATTAGAAGAATATACAAATAAGTATAACATAAACGGTGCGCTTATTGCAACTTCAGGTGGACCTTACTGGGGTGAAATACCTCAAGTATCTTTTCCCGGACAAGCATACCAGCAAGCAACCGGGTACGCAAAGATGCGTGCATATTCTTTAGGAATCATTGCTCCACTTACACCAAGTGGTACGGGTTATCAGCCTGGAGATGTCATTACGTTAAGCGGTGGTGTATATGAAGTGCCGATAAGAATCACGGTTAATGTTGTAGGCCCTAACGGAGAAGTGACCAACTTTGCGATTCAAGCAGGATTGCACCAAGGTTCTAATTATTCCGCCTTACCTACAGCAGGGTTTTTTCAGGCAAGCGTTTTTAGAATCTCAGGAACACAGTACGTAACTGCATCAGCTCAAGGTTTTAATTGCTTATCAACAGACATTCCTTTCGAAATCGAAAGCATTGGTTTTACTACAAAAGGCTTAAAGTATAGCAACATACCAACTGTTGACATTTTACCAAATATAGGTTCTTCTATCAACTTAGACCTGGTAACAGTGAATAATTCGCCGATTGGCTATCTTAATGATAACGCACCAATCTTTGGCTTTATTAATGTTGCAGGTTCACCTGTGGGTGCACCTCTTGACTTAAAAACTCAGTTTGACATTACATGGAACGAAGTCCCATACACATGGAACTCACTTGGTGGAGGAAGCGATGCAGTACTTAAAGGATATGTGAGTGAATTGCCTTTAGGTTCTGGACAGTTGCTGGCCGTTGAAATAGTTAGTCCTGGCAACGTTTATAGATATGCCCCAACTTTTGTTGTAGGAGGTGGAGACGGAACTGGCGGCGAAGTCTGCGGTTTATCTGCGCCCGCTGAATTAAGAAACGGACAACTAAAAATTCTCAACTTTACCGTAACTGCTGTTGCAGGAAACGTTTTAGACTTGACTCCATTGTTGCCTGTTGTTGGTAGCAACGCTGTTAGCCCAAACAGAATAATAAAAGGTCCAGGCATTCCTGAAGGCACGATTGTAAGTGGCGTGATCCAACCTTTTTCACAAGTTGTTCTTTCTAAGTTCGATGGTTCTCCGGTTGTGATTACTACTGTTGCTGGTGATGAAATTGAAATTCACGAAGGTGTAAGTGTTACTAACCCAGGCATTGGTTATACTTCAGTACCAACTATTTCACCTAAAGGTGGGCATGTTGGAAACTTATATACATGGGATGAATTAGGTAGAGGTGATTTCTATCAGATGGAATGGAAAGTTACTCTGACTGCACCAGAAAATCCTATTCATCAGTTCAATTATGTCTCAGGAATTAAACCTATAGACGATTTAATCAATCACCAACTTATACTTCCATATGTAGGTAAGTACACAGTTGAAATGATTGCTTATGATACAGATAACAACTTCATAAATGAGATAAAGAATAACTTTATCGACGTAATACTCCCAGAAGCTACTTATGCTTATGTAGCAAAATACGCTAATGGCTATGAAGATAGCTGGGAGGGTTATTACCAGGCACCTATACCGGAGTTCGAACCTAATCCTGTTGATCTTCAGCCTGTTATACCGGATGATATTCGCTACACATGGGAAAACGCATTTGGGCGCTGGGTGAATCCCATATTCACCATGACGACGTGGGATTCTTCTCAAGTAAGATGGGATAGTTTAGAGACTGGAAACTTAGATGGTGTAAACAAATATAACTACCCTATAAAGTTACCTATCGAAGTTATTCAGGTTTCGCCTGAAGATAATGTCGAAGGTGCAGTTATTTCTTATACTGATTCTACTACTACTCCTTCTACGCTTAACCCAACAATAATCGTTTCCGGTCAAAGACCTTACCCGGAAATAGAACCTGCAATTAACCCTAATGATTGGGTATTCATTAGACGTGATGATGTTACATATCAGCTAGAAGTCCTGAATGCAAATTATGCAACACCAGGTCAAACTGAAATTGAACTTACAAGTACGCCTCCATCTGCTTTTACCAACAGCCCTACTACATGGCAAGTGTTAAGAGAAATTGGAGGAACCATTGTTCTTGATGGCAATCAAATCTATAATGCTGTTACAAACCCCACTGGAATAGTTATTGGTGATTATATTAGACTTTTTGGTCATGATGAGATACCTGTAAGATTCCGTAAGCAGATCATAAACAAAGACACGCTTCCTTTACCAGGTCAGCCTAATAGTATCACCATTGACGGTGGTGCTTCAGATCCAGTTTATTCCAAGGGCGGTGAGTTAGGAATGATATACCAGTATAGAGGCACTGATGTAGCAAACGGTAATCTAAATTGGGACACTAACCCTGTAAATTCTACTTGGGTTATAGAACCAAGTGTATCAAACGACCCTCTCGTAAACGATCATATTGGAAAACTTTACATATTAAGCGCAACAGCAGGTCCAGGTGTTCCGGGTTGTTTGCCAGCCAATCCAACTGGAGAACTTACTCCCGGTTTTTCTGTCATATCAATCTACCTGATAGACCCTGTTAGCGGTAATTCATATGAACAGCGGTTAAGAACGACACATGTATTCTTTGACACAAGCAACACAGGTCACCCTTTCGATATTTGGGGCGGTTTACCTCCTGGATATGACGGAGTACACGTAATCGATTTTGTTGCTCTTGATGGAGGGAGCATCAACGGACTCACAGCACATCTAGCAGCTACACAAGCCGCTGGTTCAAGTATTTGGTTAGAGTATGAGTATAACGAGTTTCCAACTAGATCTTATCTTTTTCAGAATTCTGGCCCTAACGCTGAAATTTTTATGGACTTTAACATGTACCCGTCAAGTGGAGACTTTAATAGCGCCCTTGCGGCAGAATTTGCTGTCACCACAACTGGCGAAGGTTGGTATTACGATCACGGTATTGTTTCTGGCGATTACAGCCTTCTTGTAACTAATACAGGTTACTGGAGAAACGGACTTGGCACAATACTCACCCTTGACGATGAAGAATCCGAGCTATTAAGAAGTTCTTCTTCTTTCTATGTAATGCAAAGAAAGTTTGATGAAGACTTTGCTGAAAGAAGAATTGGGACGCTTGTTCAACAATGGCAAAATTACAGATCTGTTACATGGAAAGAATCTTACTATCATACATGGGATACTTTAGACTTTCAAGAAAGAATTGCATGTGATTTTACAATCACGGGTGTTGACCAAAATGGAAACATCCAATTTAATAATGATCCTACGTTTTATTTTCAGGGCATAGTTGGTGGTATGTCTAATGGAGAAAAATTTTCTCAAGCTCTTTATGAATTACGAGCAACAGACAACCCTGGGTTATCTAGATTCGAATATGAATTGCTCGGTGAAGAAAATGTAGACAAAGAAAAAATTACTGGAACCTTAAACACATATGATCACCCTGATTTAATTATTCAACCTACAGTAGTAACCTCACCTTCTGCGGGAGATGTGATCATCTCCGAATTTACTGGCCCTGCTGCTGAAATTCAAACATATCCTTTTATAGGTGTTACACCCAATGATATTAAAATGGTTAACCCGTTACCTAAGAAACTTAGTTTTGTAGGCAATCTTAAAAACGGGTCAGCTATAATATCCAAGATTACTGGCCTTAACGAAAATGAAATATACGTAGGAGAGATAATATCTGGACCGGGGTTGCCTACTTCGCCAGCTTTTCCCGCAAGAATCGTTGAAATCAATTCTTATCAAGGCAGTGTTAATACTCTTAAACTTGACATTGCTTCAACTGTAACTCAGGTTAATTGTTCATTTGATGTGGAGTGGTTTTCAAATGAACAAGTTGACTTTACATTAGTTTTCCAAAATGCCACTAACTTAAAAATACACGCGGTTGCAGCAACTCCTTCTACTGACCATTTAGGCTGGTTAATAGGTCAAAACGGTATTAGTTTTGAAGACCCGCTTAACCTCGTAAACACTCCGATTTGTCACACATACCCTCTAAAAAATGTGGCAAAACACTTTGGTTACGGACCAGGGCTTGTAGGCGCGTTTGAAGGAGGACTAAAAGAATTCTTAATGACAAGCAGATACTATCAAATTTATCAACATGAAGGTCTTAACCCTCTTTCCTTGCCAGGAGGCTGGTATCCTGCTGCTGACTTACCACTTCAATACAGTTTTACTATGAATCCGCCACCGCCGGCGTTGCCTGTTTGGGACAATGATTTAGTAGCAGAAGCTCAATCAAATCGTTTGCCGTATGAATCTGCGATAGGAGGTGCTTGGCGATGGGAGGATACCTACATTGGAATTGAACCAGTTAAATTACCCTCCGGGACTACAGTTTATTTTTCTTCTGATGCTAGTAGAATTGCTGGAAAAACTAGTTTCTATTGGAAACTTTCCAATGAAAATAGTACCTTGGTAGAATTGACTGATTCTGAAATGATGTTTACATTTGATCGTCCTGGCAAATTTACGTTAGAATTAGAAATTACTGATACCAATGGCAATAAGAAGAATTACACAAGAAATGACTTTTTAACCATCTATGAGAATTCGTAATAATGCACCCGAGATTTACTCAAACTTTCAAGACCAGGTCTTAAGATCTCCGTCTATAGAAGATGGTAACGTTCCTAGCGGAGAATTGCAAGGAAAGATTTTTACATCTGAACTCACAAGCGCAGATGACTATAGCGTTTCGTATGAAGCTTCTCTTCTTACAGCACCAACTTCTCAAATAAGTGTAACTGGCGAATTAAGTACTTTTACTTTTATCGTTGAGTATGATGCCACGCTAGAAACTTCAGCTACGAATCCTGGACTTTACGGATCAAACATAATTAAAGACGGTGATACTTTTGTAGTTAAGAGTTCTACACACGATTGGGTTAGAGGATATATCGCAAAAGTTACTGACATATCATTTACAATCGCTGGCAGTACTTATAGCTACACATATACATTAACTTGTGTAATTACGCAAGGTCAGCCTTTAGATATGGAATCAGGAGATGTGTTTGCTTGGAACCGGCGACTGTTCCAAGACCCAAGCACTTTTAATAATGCTGTTCCACCAATTAACCTAAGCGTTTCGCACGACAGAAATACAGGTGACTTATATTTTTACTGGGATGACGTTAATCAGGAGAGCCGAAAGTATAGAATCATGGCCAGAGATGTTTCTGACCCAACCAATTACTTTGTGTATAATGTGACGGGTTTAGATCAGAACCCTGATATTTCTTTAACACCTTTTGTTGGTGGTGGTGGAATCACAACAATTAAGATAAATAGAACAGCAGGCAATATAGCCGGCCCAAAACTGCTTGACATAAAAGGAACAGGAACTGGTGGATTAGCGTCTATGATACCCGACATTGATGGCAATTTAACTATTAATGAATTTACAGTTTATGATGCAACAGTAGGTACTAATCAAATATATGTTTATTCACAAAAAACAATAGCTCAATATCCTAACGGAAATCCGACGTGGCCTGCTCCGTATTTGTTTTCTTACATTGACGGACTGCCCGTTCTTTTAGGTACCAGCGATTTTTATGTAGACAATAAAACATTTCCTGTTCCTGGTAATGGTCGTTATCTTAGGTTAGACGTAAGAAGAGCTGACGGTGGTTTAATTAACATAACACCTGCATGGAGAAGTTCTATTCTTAATACTAAGATTAAAACACACGATGGTATTCTTAAGTCAAGTGGTGGTTCTTATACAGGTAAAGTAATTGCTTTTCCTAAAAAGACACAAGAAAGAGCTCGTTTTTATGCAGACCCAAATTATTGGGGTTCATTCTCGTCAGGTACTACTTGGGCCTTTTCAGTATCCGCAATTTACGACGAGATAAATAAACTATACACAGAATGGTCAACAGAAGAATACGTAAAGTTCTAAAAGAGGCAACGATTAAAGGTAGTCGTGCAGAGAAGTTAGCGATTTTTGACCTTGATGACACCCTCATAATTTCAGCGGCAAAGATTAAAGTTCTTGACCCTAAAAAAGGTCGAGTTCTAAAGGAAATGACACCCGCTGAGTTTAATCACTTTGTTCATACAAACCCAAAGCAAACGCTATCTTTTGAAGAGTTTGAAGATGCTGATATCCTTAGAAAGAGTACTTTCATTACTCACGTCATGGACGAACTTCTAAAATTTTACAACAGCGGCATACATGTATCAATAGTTACCGCAAGGTCAAGCTCTTCTCTAATTCGCAATTTTTTCCTGGAGAATGGCATCGACATTCACACCGATTTAGTTATTGCTGTAAATGATCCTAAGTATGGCTTTAAGGGAAATATCGCGGAAAAGAAGAAAGAAGCTATTCATCGCTTTGTAGAAGAAGGATATAATGATTTCATATTCTTTGATGATAATGACGATAACTTAGCTCTTGCTAAGGAGATTGAAACGGAAAAAGATGTTAAAGTACAAACAGTTAAAGTATAACACATGGCTCTTAAACACATAGCAGAAGGTTGGTTCAACAGCTTTCTTAATGCAGTAAATTTATTAGATCCCGAGATTAAAGTGCTTGGAGAATCTAGAATGTCAATCTGCGCAACTTGCCCACTTCGGCAAGGTTTAATATGTTCCACAGAAAAACACGGTATTAAACCTAATGGAGATTTCTTCAATGGTTGCGGATGTCAAATCGACAAAAAGGTGCTGTGTGTAGAATGTAGATGCCCAGGAGAAAAGTGGTAAAAAACAAATTATATGGCTAAAAGGAGATCAACATCAAACAACGAAATATATGATTCGTTAACTCCACAACAGAGGTTACTTACTCGTTTGGATATCTCTTTAAGATGTAAGACCGAGAATCAAAAGAAATTTGCTAAACAGATAAATCATAATCAGATCATTATATGCGCTGGCCCAGCGGGAACGGGAAAAACATACGTTGCTTGTGCAGAATCTCTTCGCCTATTAGCAAAAGGTGAATTTAAGAAAATCATTGTTGCTAAAAGTGTTACCGTTCTTGAAGGAGAAGACATCGGTTTCTTAAAAGGTACTCTTAAAGAAAAAATGGAACCCATTATGATATCATTTATGGATAACTTTTACAAGATCATAGGAAAGCCTCTTACCGATGAACTTATACATCATGAACTAATAGAGATCACCCCACTTGCTTATATACGCGGTCGTTCTATTGATGATACATTTATTATTGTTGATGAAGCACAAAACATTACCATGAAAAACATGCGATCCACTATGACAAGAATTGGTGATCGCTCCAAAATGATAATCATGGGCGACACCAAGCAGATTGACTTAAACAAGAAAAGTTCCAGCTCGTTAGCTAGAATCGTTAAAATGTTTGTTAATGTTTATGATATCGGAGTAGTAGAATTCGAAAGAGCTGATATCGTAAGAAACCCTCTTATTATTAAAATAGACGAGATATTCGACGAAGAAGAAGAAAAAGGAAATCAATAATTTACTTTCTTAACGTAAGGTTTCTTTTTCCACCAGTCTTCTCCATAGCTAACTAATACTTGTTCACCTGCGTTAATTTCTCGCAAAGTTTCAATAGTCATAAAAGAATTTTTAAAGTCAGCAAGAAACCTTACGTTATTGTTATCGCTATGATTGTATACAGCAGTCCACCCTAACATTAAGCCAAAGTTGCCTTGCCACTCTAATACGTATTGATCTATTTGAAAATTCTCTATAGAAATTCCTTGTGCTTGACAAATAGAAAATGCAAGATTTACCGGACTGCTAGGATAAACTATAACAGGTGCAACTTCGATAAGCACATTTGCTTCAATGTTGTTATTTGCGAATACGCCCCACCCATTAATCTCGGGCATGTATTTAGTTTCTAACCTGCTATCAATAAAAGGTTTCATTAAAGGTTTACCTTTGTGATATACCCTTTTTCCGCAAACCAAACGTCTGAATAATAGACAAGAACTTGCTGACCAGGGTTTATATCTTTAATTGTCACTATACCTATTAGATTCTTTTCATGTTCCCCAACAAACATTGCGTTATTGTTATCGCTGTGATTGTATAAGCCAACCCATCCAAGAGGGCAAGCAAGATTATCTCCCCATCGTAATGTGTATTGATCTAGCATCAAATCCTTGTTGGGTATACCGTCTGCTTGACATGCCCATATCGCTATATCAATCAATTTTTTAGGTATAAGAATCACGGGAGATATTTCTATCAATTCTCCTTCTTTAATTAGGTCAGTGGTAAATACACCCCAACCATTAATCTCTGGTATTTGACGTAGCTCCAGCCTCTTATCTATGAAAGGACTATTTTTCACAATCAGATTTCATTTCTTCTGGAAAGTCAGGTATTTTGCTCCAGATAAACTTTGGAGCTTTTCCACAGGTTTTGCAAAGAACTATCTCGGCTGGTACCATCTCTTCTTTGCCAGTTGGACTTAATAGTGGAGATAATCTCTTAAAAAGAAAAGCTTGTTCATATGCTCGTATTCCTTTTGAGCAACCTACCCATGGTAAGTCTTTGGGATTGATGTGAAGACCTGGGTCTTCTTGGTTTGTGTTTAAATTCATAGTGTTATCTTAAATCGTCTATATACTTATCCTTTTGGGAATTTTCCTTATTAGTTTTATTCAGATTTGAAATATAGTTCTTGCCCTGGAACTAATTTTTTCTAATGAATATAAAAACAAATGAAAAAAATATGTACAGCAAGCAAAAATTAAGTTCAATGCTATTCTTTGACATTGAAACATGCGGTAAGTATGAGAACTTCAATAACCTGTTAGATAGAGACCATGAAGGTGCTCACATTTGGGAGAAGAAGTGTAGCAGATTAAATTACGGAGATCCGGCGCAAGGTTGGCAAGATAAAGTATCTCTTTTCCCAGAGTTCGGGCGAATAGTTTGCTTATCATATGGAGTTTGGAAAAACGGAGAAATGGCTGTTAGCACTATCATGGAAGAAGACGAAGATAAAATGATGAAACTTATCGCCAACTTGTTTCATAAAGCTGGTGCAAGCGGGCTTATTCCAACAGGTTGGAATATCAAAAACTTTGATGTTCCTTGGGTGCAAAGAAAGCTCTTAATGCACGGAATTACAATCCCACAAGCAATATCCACGTATGAGAAAAAACCCTGGGAAGTAAATATCATGGATCTAAAAGAAATGTGGAAATCATTTTCAAATCTAGATGTTACTTTTGAAGAAGCTGCTTACGGAATGGGTGTTCCTTCTCCTAAGGACGATATTGACGGAAGTCAAGTACATAAAGAATACTGGAAAGGCAATACTGAAAGAATTAAAACATATTGTGAAAAGGATGTTAAGACAATGATTCTTATGTGTGAAAAGTTATACAACATTTATTCACCCACAGTATTAGTATAATGCCAGAATTAGCAGAGATAAAAATAATGTCCGACTTCATTAATCAGGTTGTGTCGCAAGATACTTTCTTTGAGTCTATGGAAAAGTCGCCGGTTTCAAAAGTTAAGACAGAAGATAACCCTTTCGCTGGAGGTGTATTTACTATTCGTGCAAAATCACGAGGTAAAGAACTGATGCTTCACATGGAAATGGTTGGAGGAGGGCTTGAAGGCGCTGTTACAAAAAATCTACTTATGACTATGGGAATGAGTGGTTCTTGGATATATATGCGAGGAGATAGCCCAAACCTGGAAAAAGCTCTTAAGCACGGTCACTTGAGATTTAAGACTACTACAGGAAACTGGCTAATCATGTATGATATACGCCGTTTTGCAAAGTGGAAATGGAGCGACGGTTGGGGCGGTGGTCGCGGTCCTTGCCCTTTTAGTGAGTTTAACGAGTTTCAGTACAAGATACTAAGTGATTGGCAAAATAGTAAGAAGCTTAACAAGCCTCTTTACGAAATCCTGATGGACCAAGGATACTTTAACGGTGTGGGCAATTACTTACGGGCAGAAATCCTTTATAGGTTAGACATTGATCCGTTTCAGCCTATGAACATCATTTCTCTTAACATGCTACATGAACTTATAGCAACGACTCATACGTGTGTAAAAGAAGCTTATGTACTAGGAGGCGGGCAACTAAGAGATTGGAAAAACCCAGCGGGAGTAGATGCCGCTAACTTTGATGAATGGGTTCGCTGCTATGGAAAACTAGCTTCAAGAATGGACAAGAACGGTAGAAGGTTTTGGTATGACCCAAAGTGGGAGAATAGCGAACACTTAACACGGTAAATGTAGAGTGATATATACAACAACGGAAAAAATAGACTAATACAATGGCAGTAATTACGGTTACAGAAATCTTAGGCGGCGACAATCTTGCTGGCTCAAGAATCACAATTAATGACAATTTTAAGAAAATTACTAACGCAATCAATACGCTTGAAACAAGACTTGACACATCTTTCGTACCAGGCGGTTCTTTAAACGTTGGTAACGCTCTTATTAAAAAATACACAAACCCGACATCGGCGCAGATCTTTGACTGCGAAGCTACCGGGCAATTTCAAGGAAACTTAAACGTTCTTCTTGATGCAAGTGTTACACAAAGCATAAGTGCAGGACTTGATATCACAGCTGGAAGAAATGTTAACTTTACAGGTTCTTCCGGATCTGGTACTTTCTTGTCATCTATCTTCTCAGAATTTAGAAAAGGATTTGCTATAACGCAGTTAGGCGCTCAAACAGCCGCAGCTCCTACTCTTAACCCGCAGACGCTCACTCCAGCTGGCGCTACTTCAAGACCCTTGACCGCTTCTTTAGTAGGATACAGCGTATTACGTCTTGACTTGAGCACATATAACTCTGCAACTTCAGATAACTGCGAAGAGATTAGTTTGCCTGCAGTAGGTGTAGGTGCAACACTTGGTCAAGTAATCACAATTATCATCGACCAGGTTTCTCCTGCTGCTATTGGAGGCGGTTTCAAAATATCAAATACAAACTTTGATCCAGGATATACATTACCTATCGCAATTGGTGTCAACCTTTTTGGAACTGATGATGCAAGAATTAAGAAAGTTGCTGTTACACTTTTTGCTGACGCCGCTGGCTGGAGAGTTCTTAACATTGCTCAGCCAAACGTAGGTGCTACACCTGACGTAACTTACTAAAAAACAAAGCCCTAAATGATAGCGCCACTAATAAAGCCTATCCGCCTACAAGGTGGTACATTCTATACATTTTCTTCAGCGTCTGAAGATCTTGGGATGACGTTTAATAGCTCAGAGAAAAAGTTTAAGTTCTCTAAATTTGCTCTATTAAACATTCCTAATATCAACAATCCGCAAAACGGAGAAAATACGATTGGTCTGTCAAATACGCCAGGTGCGTTTACTGAAATAGACGGGTCTAAATCTCTTAACGATTACTTTGGAGAGTCTTTCCAAAACTACTGCCTAAACTTGGAAGCAATCATGAGTTCGGATCCTAACTATGACCCAACGGTAGACAGAACGATTTCAGAAAGGGTTTTCTTTAAGTGGCTAAAAGAAATTGGAGCCATTCGTTTTCGTGAAGCGGTTGCCGGGGAAACAAGTTCTGCTATCTACGGTGTAAGATGGGTCGAAGAAGACGATAGTAATTCTTACAAGAAAGTTGTAAGATACATTGGAGACATTAACATTCTTAATAGCGTTCGCAATAACTTCAACGCGTTCAGCGAAGTTTACATATACATACCAACATCACACGGTAATACACCAACAGTTTTATACAATGCAATAAGCGATGCAAACTATGGACCAAACAGAATCTTTACAAATGATCCCATCAACCCTCTTGCTGCTGAATACTTATACGGACGCGATGCTACTTCTGTTCAGCCAGCTGGCTTGAGCACCTTTGCCTTTTATGACAGTGACACAAACACTTTTACCGTGTCTGACCCATTTGGTGCAACCGCAGATTATTACTATTATGAGCCAATATCGGGTTCTTATATTCAACAAGGCAACCCAGGGTTTCAATGGTGGTTTTCTAACCCGATAGCAAATTCTTACTATACAGAGGCCGCATCTTTCGGTGATGCAACTAATGATAAGTTTAAGATTGAAAGTATCAACAAGTCTGTTGAATATAAGAGAAGTCGTTTAGATGGTATATCACTTGAAATGGATCCCGCTGTATACGCAGGTATTCAAAATGCTGCTGCTGGGTTAACTGACTTTGGTCCTTTTAACGAAACGGCCGCTGCTCAAACTTTTGACTTCAACGCAGTATTAGTTTATTACGATCTGTATGATCCTGCTAACCCAAGCAACAGTACAACCAACTTATTTGGGGTACTATTTCTTGACAACGTTGATCTTATATCAACGGGAGGGGGATACATACCAAGATTAACTAAGTATAAACCAAATTCTCTAACAGGAGAAAATGGTAACTCCTATGCTTTTAGAATCAATCTTAAGTTTGATGTTAACACACAGGATACCGCAGTCGAGACAAGTATAAATGACTATAACCCGTTCTCACTTCAACTATACATGGAAGCGCTGAACGAAATGAACAGTGCAGTTGGCATCTTGCTCTCTAACAACGAGCAGATAAACATTCTTAATGCAAAGTTTTTGGATCTGCAAAACTTTATTCTTACAAATGAGGACGCAGAACAAATTAAATTAAAACTAGCAGAACTTGAAGATAGCGTAGGTGATAATGCAACGATCTTTGCTAATACATCCAACTTGTTAAACCTTATTCAGCAAAACTACCAAGAGATACAAAACATTTACACTGGACAAACCTCTGTTCAAATGTCATATAACTTAGGTGTCATAAATGCTGGACAGGGTATTTTTATTGATCAATCACAAGCAGGATCTTTATCGATAGTAAATACCAATCAAACATTTAACATCGGCCCAAACCCTCTTGTAGACATATCGGGTTATTTCTTAGCAAACCCTACTAATTACTCATATGTTCATAAATTAGAAGACTTCTCAAACTATCTAAAGATGACGGACGGTAGTCCCGGCGCAGCGTACATCGTAGACAGAGATGTTATCGTATATGTTGACGATACAACTAAGAGATGGCAAAAAGGCCAGACTATGAGAATATCATTCTTGAATGGTCTAGATCTTGACAATACCAACGGACAATTCAACTTTATCATATACTCTGACGCTGCTGACAGGTTAAACACAGGTTTTCCGTATTCAGCACAGATTGGGTTCTTAACTTATCTTGACTTTGAAACGAAAAATAATGTTCCAACAATCGAATTGGTCTGCATAAATCCTGATACATACCAATTTGCTGTTGACATATTCTAAAATAGGAATAACGCATGGCAACTACACAGAATAGTTTTTCTACGATTCTGGCGAACTTCATAAAAGTGTATAACAATTCGCTGGATACTTTGCAAACAATACAAAAAGCAACGATATCTAATAGCGATACCGTAACAGTCGATGTGAATAACACTGACGGGACTACGACCACATATTCTGTCCCTTCTTTTGGCTATCTTAAAAGTAGCATTGACAGGATAGATGCTACTATATCAAAGCTGCTTGGTTTTGACGGAAGTGAAGCATTTATTAGAATGCCCGACGGCACATTTAAGAGAATTTACCAATCGGTTGCACTAAGAAACCCAAATCCTGTTACTAATCTGGTTACACCTTCAAAGTTCATTGCCGAAAATAACTGGTTCTTTGAGAGCATGATGACACCAGCTCTTAAAGTTACTTTTGATATTACGCCTTACGTTCCACAACAAGAGTCGAAAATCTTTGTTAAACGTCACATTCTTAAACTTGACACCGAAGCAAAGCTGCAATACTTTAACAATAACTTAAAAGGTAAAAGTGACATTGACTATGTTAGTTTTATGATAGATATGCAAACACAAAACATTGCATTCTTCATAGACGAAAGTGTAAACGATATGCCTCTTAGCATCGTCCGTTACACAGGTAACTTTACTTTGGTAAACTTTGAAGATCGCAAAGTAACATTTGCTGACGGCACAAGTTCAACCAAGAGATGGTTCTTACTTGACAAACTTACATACACAGATAACCTGTCCTTAACAAAGGATACTGAAACTCTTAGAACAGGAGATCGTATCTTAAAGGGAGAAACTCTATACGAAGTTATTGAGATCGACAATTCCACAAAATGCATTCGTCTAAAAAGGCTTAACGGCTTCGATCCGCTAGTTGTTGGAGAATCCGTCTCGGTTTATTCTGAAACCTTCTCCCCAAAACTAGTAAACGTTGGAATTGGTTTTGACGAATATAACATTGTTTTCTTTAGAACTGTTAACGACGAGAAAAACATAATATCTATTGATTATTCTCCAGGCGTTGCATTTTATACTAATGACTTATCTACAGATACTAGTATAGGTAATGTTACCATGACTCAGTTTTACCAAGAAAACGTTCTTGACTTTGGTAACATATTGCTATCTGCTGCTAAAGAGGGCAAAATTTCAGCAGTCGACGGCATCACTCCTGACGCACCTACCCTAAATGATTCTAACTTTAAAGTAGTTATGGTCAATGATCATAAACTTGACCAATCAGAAGTTGAGAGCATTCGTAAAAAACAAGCTGATAAAGTAACTCTTCAATCAGAGATTAAAGAATTGGAAAAATCGATTAATGTCAAAAAGGAGGAACTGAACTCTAAACAATTCAATAGCCCAACAGAAAGACGAGCTGTTAAGAACGAACTAGACAGTTTAATTAGAGAAAGAACTATCAAATCTTCTCTCTATGCATCAATCGTCCAAGAACTTGCAGTTATTGCACAGGCAAAACCAGCTGCACTAGACGGTCCTAAGTATAGAATACGCGGATTCTTTGGCGTACCTAACCCCAAGCGTTCTCCTAAAACCGGTAACCAAGAAGTGATACAATTCATAACATATTACCGTTATGTTCGCCCAGACGGTAGTCAAGGAGATGTTAAACAATTCGACTTTACTGACCAAAATGGTCAAACGAAGAGAGGTACATATTCCAATCTTGTAGAATCTAAAAGTGAAATACGAAAAAAAGTATACAACATCGCAACTGGTAAATATGAGTGGGCCTCTGAAAACGTAGAAAACGCTGACTCAGTAAACATAAATCAGGTTGACATTCCTATCAGCAAAGGCGAAAAGGTAGAATTATTTGTTAAGAGTGTGTCAGAAGCTGGTTGGCCAGAAAACCCACTACTATCAGAACCATCGGCTACGATTACGATAGAATTTCCTATCGATTTATTTACAGAAGATGAGGCAAGTCTTGCTCTATCACAAGCAAGCAAGGAGATCGTGAATGTAGAGCTTGAGAATAACTTAGCAGCTAAAGGATTAGATATCCATTTATCATCTTCTTTTAATTCGCTAGAAAAGTACTACGCACACGACGCGGATGTGGTAGCCTCTAATTTTTATACGCAAGAAGGGAAAGTAATATCTCTGTATGAAAAACTCCAAGAACTTCAAAAACGTATCGCTTCATTAGAAGATCGCCTCGATAAAGTGGCTGGGACACTTATGGTCTACATAATCGACCCAAGCAATAACAGCAAAATAGCTGTAAGTAACTCAACAGTAATCGATCTTTTTGCCGGTTACTACTTAGACTACGTAACATTGTTGCCTCCTAACGAGAGACGTGGAGCAATTGTGAATAGAGTATATCAGATCGCAATACAGAATAGCGAAGCAACGCCGCTACAATTAGTTTCAAGATTCCCAGGTGGGATAGGCGGCTCTTTACCGACATCTTTGACTACAGTACCGTCCTTTCTTCCTAACTCACCATATGACCCTAACATCTTGTTTCCAACGGTCAATGACAGCGATTTCACCGTATTTAGAAAATATGACCAGGTCCCAATAGTTCAAACTTCTATAAATGCAGAAGACACAAATAACTCAAACAAATTTGCTACTGCGTATTACCAAAGCGGACAGTCAACGGGGCAGTATGTATGGTCAAGGTATACTGACGTAGGATTAGTTAAGTCTTTATACAAAGAAGCTCCTACGAGAACCCTTTTACCCGACTTTACACCTGGTACCACTCAAGCGTGGATATGGGACGGGCAACCCATTTTGCCGGGCGGGATACCGCTAGGACCAGGTAGCGAAACTGTATTCTGCTTTCATACGGATCACCCTGACTTGTACCCGTCAACAACCTCTCTTGGCATTACATTTCAAGCGGCTAACTTACAATTACCTACAGTCAGCATAGATCCTTCTACCGGGTATGCTGTTGCGCCCGAAGCAGTTGGTGCATTCAGGCATGCGGCTTTGGTAAATTCAATGGCAAGCAATGGTGTGCCTTCTGCACAATTAAGCTATAGGCAATCTTTTTTACAAAATGTTGGGCCTGCTCCTTTTACTACGTCTTATGCTGTCACAAACCCTTCTGAGCTTCCTGACAAGTTTGGATTCTTATCTAATGACAGATTCTTGATAGGATCTAACACCGTAGGCTCTTATTTATTTCTTGGCCCAAGTGTGTTTAATCAATTAAACGTAAAAGGTATTGATGCTCGTTCGACGAAAACTGTTGAAATTGGAGATGAAAACGCAATCATCATACCTGTTGTCTTTCAGTACAGAATGGAAGATTACTATGGAACTTCGGGTGGCGCTGGTGCCGGCATAGTTGGTGGGTTTAACCCATCGGTTACTGTACCACCTAAAAACTTAACATATATTAGAAGAATCGGCGTTGACATATACGCACAAGACGAACCAGCATTTTCTTTTGACATTCAAGTATCGGCTGTCTATAAGAAATCTTCTTTAAGTCAAGTGATTGCTACTGCTACCCCAACGGTTAACAAACAATTACAAAACATTGTCTATACAAAAGAAACTATTAAAACTCTTCAGTCGTAATGCCAATAACACCAAATATACCATCTTTCTATAAGATAGATGTAGAGAGGGAGGTAGTTTTACAAGGTAAGACTACTACATTCATATCAATAATTAGGAATGATGCTACCCTGTTTGGTCCTATATTACCAAATGAAGACTTATACATAATAGGTTTTCCCCAGGCGTATACATTTGAGCAAAGAGCTGAGATCGTTGTAGACAGCACTGCGCCTTTGGTTTTTCCAGCTTTGACGCAAACCATTTCATTTTCTGATGTATCTCCACTAAATAATCAAACGCCTTCATTTAATCGCGTATCGGAAGAACTTGTTGTTAGAAACTGGTGGGACCTAGATCCGTCCTTAACCGTCGCAGACGCTCCTGTTAAAGTAATTTCATATGCACCCGGTGTAATAGTAGTTGAGACGTCATCAGGAACGCTTTTTTCGGCGCCTGTCCCAGTTTCCACTGTTTTAAAGTTAGGTGTGTTTGTAGAGCAAGACGGACAAAACTTTAAGATAAATGCAGCACCGGCTGACGACTTAGCAAGAGCTGACTACTCAGCTACTGACGCCAACGTTCTTTACACATACCAGATAACTTATCCAAACCCATTCGATGGAACTACCTGGTCTGGTAACTATGGAGATGAAACGGGATTCATAACAAGAAAGAAAGCATTTTGGACTAAAGTAGAACATCAAGGCATTACACCCACAAACGGAAACGAAGAAACTAACGGTGCTACTTTTCGAATAGACTATGACGGTGCAAATGACGCTCACTTAAAGATTAATTTTTTGATATTTAAGTCTGACGCTACTCCACCTCCCGAATCCGCTCCGTATGATCCGGTTAACTATCCTCAAAATGCATTTTTATCAACCCCGCCGTTTGGTTTTAAGTCAGGCGACGTCAGCGCCTCTGTTCCGTACAGTACTGATGCTGATTACCAGGAGATTCATATCTTTGGTTATCCGGACGATTATGCTAGACCTAGCAGAGATAACGCTGCGATAGATTACCCTATACTTGACCCGTTATACGATGATAGATCTTCTTATGGTTTACTTAAGACCAATCCTAAGCTTTCGGGAAACGTAAAACTTACAGTTGACTCAAAAGGTGATATTTGGTTAAACTCTTTTGATGCAAACCAAGAGCTATCAGAAGCTTCTTATAAAAAGTTTGCGGTTAACCCTAACTCCACATACCAAAAGAGTTTGTACGATTTCTTTAAGAAAGGACAAACTCCCGCAGACATTGTTTTTGACCTACATGAATACGATGACCAGTACTTAAACACAAAACAATCATATTCACAGCAGTTTGATAACTTTTACAATTACGGTGTAGAGCAACTTAAGAGCAAGTTTTACGATGAAAACTTTACCTTCTTAGCACCTATCTGGTTAAGAAAGAATCTACCAGACTATTTTGTAATTTTAAGAGTTGATCACCCAATTAACCCTGATACTTATATCCCGTGGGTTAATTTAGAGACTACTATAAAAGATTATATGAGTGGAGCAAGAATCGTAAAAACTTTTGATTTGCGCTCTTCTTCTAAAATAGGTACTTACATTCGTAACTTGGTAAACGATCCTCGTTGGAAAGAAAGACCGCTCGAATTTAGCTGGGACTCTAGTACTCCCACATATTGGTCTGGTGCGGTTTACACAGAGGGTACACTTTCAGCAAAAGGAGAACTTATACATGACTACATAGAACAAGACAGGTTAATTAAAGAATTTGAAGACTTCGTAACAGGAGGTTTTCAAAGAAATAATATCATTAGTACAAACTTGCTCAACTTGGAGTTTTTGTTTGATGATGAAGAAGCACCGCTATACAGCATTAATCGTTACATTGGTTTTTATGTAACAGAAAATCAATTGGCGGAATTCGAAATTGAACCCACAGTTCTTGGAAAGATTAGCGGTCAGACGCCACTTCCAAAACCTGAGGTAGACGGGCAGCCTTATAGCATTAAACCTTTTGTACAAACAAACGCAAACGGTATTCAAATACCTGTTCATTACTATCACAATACAGCATTTGTGAATAACACCTCGATAGTCCCTTCTTATCAAGGGGAGGTGCTTGGCAAGTTTCCTCTTCCTGCAATGGTGGATGATCCTCTTAGACTATTTTATGTAAGAGACCGAGATAACATATTTAAGAAAGTAAGAAAACTCACAGAGGTCGATTACGGTAGTCCGCTGTCTCCAGATTATGTTAGAGCAACTCAGCTTGAATTGTTTGACACACAAGAAAATATAAGCTCTTATGGTGGAGTTGCAGACATTGTTTCACAATTTCCCGCAACCCTTCTTGATAGCGGGCATGCGCAACTAAGATTGCATTTACTAGATCAATTTGGTACAGGATGTATAGCTAACGACGAAGAACTAATCTTTGAAGTTAAGAATTACAACAACCCGGACAGCTCATATACTTATTATACACAAGTCACAAACTTTGTAGCAGGGACTTCTTTAACTTTAGCGTATTTCATAGATCAGAACGTGATTCAGACAACTGCGCCTTTTACCCAATTGGCACCAGGTTTGGACGTAACGATATCAGTAACTACTACGGCTAATCTGGTTGTAGGTCAAAGTCTTTACATAGTACAAGGCGGTTATTATTCAGTAACGGCAATTCCGACTGCTTCCACCGTCACAATTAAGAATTTAGGGAATCCTGGAAATGCCGCACCAGCTACAGTTATAGTAGCTGGTAAATTGACCGGAAGCGCGCTGGGTGGTATCGCAACATACAACTTAAACCCTCTTGATACATACCTATCAATCGACAACTATGTGAAACTTAATCTTGTAGATTTTTCCACAGGATACTCACTTTACGATGCTTGGCGCATTGAATTAGATGCCCCGAGTATTCAAAAATTTATCTTAAACGGCACTAACGAAGTGGACGCAGAATACACACCCCAGTATCAGCAGTTTCGTTGGAGGCTGCAAGCAAACGGTTTAGGACTTCAGCCGGGTGATGCTTGGGACTATCCTTTACTTGACCCAAATGGAGTTGATTATGTTTCCAATTTTAGTAACGAAGGAAGACTTGACCAGGTAGCAAAAGCAATAGTAAAGTGTGTAAATTCATTCGGGAATTTACCAGTACAAGCATGGTCAGACGGAACTGAAGTATACATGAGATCCAATCTTTTGCACGAAGAAGGCAACTCTATTCAGTTTAAGCGAGTATTGCAAGGTAATAGCTACTATGCAAATGTTGGTTTTTATGAAGTAGGAAACGTTGATAGAGGGAATGAATTAAAAGTACAAACCTTACAAATTACTCCTACAACAACTTCGGATACCTATGATATTGAAGCAAAAGTACTGCAAGAACCTGACCAAATAACCAACACGTCATATTTTGTGCAAGTAACGCGCGATAACTTCTCTACTAACATTCTTATTCGCTTAGGCATAAATGCTAGTACGTGGGCTCTTGCAACATCAACCGGTACGCCATTCATTTTTAACATTCCTACTAAAGACGAGTTCTTTGTTGACAATTCTATACCAATTACATTTAATCTTAAGAAAATACCTATAGGAACAACAGGTCAGTTATTTATACCACAAACTTCTTCATCAGAGGTTCAGCAATACTTTGTAGGAGGGCAAAAACGTTTAAGAAACCGCGCCAGAATTGAATTTCTAAACGGACAAAATTACTACCAAAACAAAAAAGTAATCAGAAAAGGAAACACAACCAGTGGTTCGCCAATAGTTACTATAGACTCGACTGGTTTATATGTAGGGAATCCAATCATTGGTAGTGGTATACCTAACGGCGCAAAAATTATTGATGTTAACGTTGGAAGTGTCGTGATGAACGTGAACTCGACCGAAACAGCGTCAGGCGTAAAAATTACAGCCGGGGAACTAAGTATTCTAAATGATAACAAAATTAACCAACAGTGGTACCAATCGCTAAAAAGCGTTTTCAGCAGAATGAAAGGGTGGGAGGTTCAGGGCAAGTATGTTTATTCTTTACCATATCTTGACCAACCTACATATGATGCAGAAAATTATTTGTCAGGTTTTAAGAACTATAAGGACTATTCAATTATTCAGCTAGACAAGTATGACCAAGAGTTTTATTATTCAAATGATAATAGAATAGTTGCTTACAAAGTTTATAGACCAACTTTTGGAATCTTCTCAATCTTTCCAATCAAAGAATTTGACTTTGACTTTTTATTTTCTGAGTATTCTTATACACCAACTTTGGAGATACTGAAATACTTCTTTAGTGAAGAAGCTCTTGATAACGAATACATAGAACTTGACCTCTTTAATAACTACAAAGTAGAACAGTTTAACGGCGCCGGATCTGCGGATACTTCTTCTTTTGATTTAGATGTTGAGGCATACGATGTAGAAACTGATATATGGACAATGGTGGAGTCTTTACAAAACGTATCCGGTAGTTCGGAATTTTTGTTTAACACATTTTATCCTTTATATGACTATGACATGGTGTCAGGCCAACCCGATGGCTATCCTTACTTGGCTCCGGATCCGACTAACGCCAACACTTCACTGGAAGTCCAATCTAGAGCAGCTGGTTTTAGAAATTTTGATAGAAGATACCTGGTAAAACTTGACCCAGACACTAATGAGTCAGTTGTGTTTTATCCCGAAAAGTTTCGTGTTAAATATAGACAAACAGGTGTATCAACAGCAGAAAAAATAGTTATCACCAACTATAACTATGAAAACGATAAAGACGTTAAGCTGTTCAATGGCTTTGCGGGTATACAAGACATAACAAGTCTAAATGACGCGCAGACTATTGAAAACTTAAAGCAAAACGGGCAGTTTATAGAAGCGCTTACTTATCAGCTATTGCTATCAGAATATGATCGATTAAGAGAGAACTTTACCAAAGATTGGGCTGTTAGGTCAAAAACTGTGCCATACATTAACAAGTGGGTGCAAGAAGGGACTGATGCACGAGATAATTACTATAGACTAGATACATCTTTAGGCTTTGGTTTAAGCAATCTTTCACCAAGTTCTGTTGTAGATTTTGCTGAACCTTCTGTACTAACGCATGAATTTCCATATCTTGATGCAATACCACAAGATTACCCAAAAGAAAGTCTCGAATCTTCTAGATCTTACTTCTTTGAAAAACTAGACACTACTGTCTGGAGAGGTAGAACCTGGTATGACTTAATTACAAGTAACGTTGAAAATGATTGGTTCTCCAAATACTTTTCCTTGGGATACCCATCTGAAGCATTTTTTGGTGGAAATAAGATACCAAAATCACGCGATGAAAGATATACTTTCTTTATTTACAACACCGGAACAGGAAAGTCGCAAACTTTGTTTAGAGGTGCAAAGATTGAAATAACTCAGTATGAAGCTGGACCTAACATAACTACCTCACTTTCTACACCTATACCGAATAGCACAGATTTTGAAGGATATAAGTTTTCAGCTATTGCTAGATTCTTACCGTATGAACCTTTTACGATTGAGAAGCCGGTTGATATTGAAGTTCTAAAAAATGATAAGTTTAAGACTATCACAATGATCTTTTCAATTAAAGTAAAAGATTATAGAACACAAAGTGGGCACATAGATTATGCGCTACAGTATTTTGCGAACGATGTTCTTAAAAATTCAAATCAAAATCAATTAAAGTATGATTTAGCGGTTGGGACGCTATCTAGCTCTATGTTAAGAAACTTTTTGCCTTATGATGGTACGTATACCACTTACCTAAATCCTTACACCCCTAATGCGGTAATGAGGCCAAGACAAGGGTTTTTAGGCGGAGGCTATATTCAACTGGGTGACAAAAAAATTGGCGGTTTAGTTGATTACACTCCCACCGTTTCACCTGAGTGGAATGCACCTATCCCTCCAGGGCAAAACACAAAGGCTCAGTTGTTTATGAACTTTAATAGTGTTGATCCTGTGACATACCAATTTAGTCTATTAAATGAAATTACCACTATAAATAATGATTACCGAGTACCTGATTCTCCTTACCCTTTTATACAGGACACATCTCTTACCGGTTCCATCTGGGCAAAAGAATTTGGGTATGATGGGTATGAATTTAACATACACTCAGTTTTGTATAAACAGAATTCTAGCAGTGAAATCTATACATTTTGGAATTTCTTAGATAGCCAAGACAGGGTAGACATTCTTACACTTAGCAGTATCTCTATCGGAAGTGCTAAAAAGTATAGCAGATTTAGAACAAACATTACTTCCACAGGTGTTCTGCTTCAATCAGCGCTTGCGAGCCCTGCTCCTACAACCATACCTGGTAGTGTTCCGTCTAATTCAGAAGTAAACGAAACATACTTTGTGAACGGTGGAACTGACGGTTTTCAGTCTATTAAAAACTACATAACCTTTGGAAACATACAGTCATTAATAAACACCGATAGCACTCTTATCGAATACTATAACGTTACAGACAGCGGCAAGGTACTTGCCTATGACTATCGATTAAACATAATTAACCCGGACACGCTGGTTAAAACAAATGTTCTAAACACTGCAACAGATGAAGACAAGCCGATAGAATATCAATCAACCAGCATAATAGGCTATAACATCGTAGATACTAACGGACAAGAATTTATCACACGTCACCGCGGGTATTATGAACCAAAGACACGAGACATACTGTCATTCTGGGTTAGAGAAGATGATAGTTTCTCCAGTCACTTTGAGCTTGACTTTTTATTATCGAATACTCACATAAATGCAAAGTCATCTTTGTCAGGTCTTGTGAGAAACTACGGCATCAACAAAGTTTCTACCGGTGGAGAGGTAATGGTAATAAGTACAGGTTCTTCTTACAAGAGCTTATATCCACTGGTGGGAGAAGTCTCTGTTACTAACAAGGATTTTAATGCTTTTACAAGTTCTTGGGACAAAGATTTTTACAGAAACTATCAAACTACCAATGACTTTACGGAAGTTTATGGGATTGCTGAAATGCAAGAGACAAAAGCATTCTTAGCATCTAAAGCCATGAACGTGCCAAAAAAATTCGACTTGCACGAGTACATAGATGGTGTAGAGTATACCTTCGAACTTGTTCAACCAGCAGCTGCTATTGGAGTAGACGCTCTTTCTTCTAATAACTCTGCAGTTCAGCAAGGAATGCCGTATTCAAACAGGCCTAAGGTAATAATAACAGTTAACATAGAAGAAAAGTTAAGAAGAGAATTACTTGCAGGTATCGACAACCCTAACAATGTAGATGAATTCACAAGATTGACCACTTTAGGAATCAGTGAATTAACATCATTATCAACCGAGGAATTACTTAATCTTAAAACTCAGTACATCAATAAGAATATAATCAACATCTACCAAGTTACCGACGTAACTTTGTATTCTTTGCAACAGCAAGGAGTAGAACTTGTGAATGGCGATCTTACAGAAGTAGAAAAATTTAGAAACGGCTATAGAGTAGACAAAGATTGTGTTGTGACTAAGTTATCCGACTTTAAATTCCAGTTAACCAAGACATTGAATCCTGCGGTGCCAGTAGGATTCACCTTCTCGGCAACTGTTAAAAGAATATGATGATATATACATAAAGAATAAAAACTAAGCAGGAATGTTAACAATCCAACAGATATTAGAAAGCGATAGTATTTCGTCACTTGTAGCAAAACTAAACGCAAATTTCCAAACGATAGCCGCATCAAATGGCGGACCGCAAGGTATTCGCGGCGCGCAAGGAATCCCAGGATTGCCTGGAAAACTTGGACCAACAGGACCGACTGGTGCTACCGGCCCAACAGGAACTATCTTGGGGATCATTCCTTTTGCTTGTATACCTGGTACAGGACCTACTGCTATTGGGCCTTCCGGTACAATCGTTACTCCATACGGAACCGTTGGTCCTTGGCCTCAATCTTCATGGCAGTGGTTACAATACTATCATGTTACAGGAGCTCAAGGAGATATTTTTATAGATCACGCCAACGACGGTTACTGGCAGTACTTAAATGCACCAGATGTGCAAGGTGCGTGTGACGGAGCCGGTGGTTATACATCAGGCGGTTACTATTCTTATCAAGGAACTGGCGCAGCATACCCTTACTTGGGTTCTACAGGAGGATGGGCAGGTGCTGGTTGGTATTTTTACCCAGTCCCAGAAAGCGTGGATTCCTCTACGGTTTGGATCAGCGATAACACAACCTATTTAGCAACATCTCCAACGGGGCCTTATGCACAAGGGCCTTATGAAGATACAAATACTTCACCGCTAACTGTTAAAAATGCAAGGCTCCTGTCAAAATACGGAACTATTTGGGTAAGTAGCGGTAGTGATGAAAACAACCCCGCTTCTTATGAAGATAGCGACTTAAATACACCAACTATTGGAGAGTGGGGGCATGATCCCGCTGGTTTACTTTATCCTAACCCAGGAAGAGTAAATAGCGGTATTGATCGCTTGCTTTTCAAGATGTCGTTGGACGGCCTTCCTTACCTGTCAAATATAACCGCAAGAGGATATACTGGAGTTATTGGTCCTGATGCAGGCAACCCGTTCCCAATGCAGCCAAACAGTATTTACCCGGACGATAGTGGTACTCAGATGCTGGGTGCATCTTACTGGGCAAATCCTGCATATGACGTATCTTTTGAAAAATACACACCCTTGCTCTTTTTATCAGAAAGAAGGCTTGAGGATGCAGACCCAGATATAAAATTCAGTTCGCTGGGGATCTATATGTTTACCGCAGTGGGGGAAGGCGCCGAAGACAACCAGAACAAGAGCATATTCTTGTTCTCAACTCGCTATTCTCCAGACCCAACACAGATGTACGATCCGCTATTCACACCACCATTGGATTCTGTTGATACTGAAAACTGGGGAGAGCTTATGCTTGATTTTAGAAGAATAACTGCATCAAACCAATACGTATGTTCTGTTCCAGCGGACCTACGTCTATCAAGCGATTACATTGGTGACTATTCTGGTAATTCTACATATGATGAAAGTAATAGCGATAATGTAGATAACTTAGATTTTGCATACAGAACATACCAAGGCTACATAAGTTCAATTAACGGAAAGACGTTAACGGGCGAAGGACAATACGCAGCATATTGGGAATATGGTTTAGGTGATGGTGTGCCCGGTGGAGCTGGTGGTTACACAGGAGGTATACACGATGCAGCTTCAGGTACTGCTGGTATGAGTACTCGTAAATCTTGGTACGGATCTTCGGTTTTGGATAGTGATCCGAGCGATTGGACAAACACACAAGCTGCTATCGATCAATATAACTTAATCAGGGTCGCTGGTATGATGGAACGTGGGAGAAGATTTAAAGATGAAGAAGATAAAACTCATTTCTTATCTGAACTTATATTCTACACTTCTCAATTCAGAACCCCTACTATCGATTTAGAGTATGAAGCAGGTTTAACAAACTCACAAGTTGACCCAACTATAAATGCTCACAAAAGTTTACCCTCTCTATATGTATCACCTTATCGCAACATCGGTATAGGTACTTTCGTAGGAGACGCTGACGCTGTTAATGACTTAGGCCCGCTTGAACCTGCTGCGCGACTACATGTACACGCTAAAGAAAACTTAAGAGAAAACGATCCAACTTTTACCTGGAATGATTTAGGTGTAGGTACAGGTTTAAGCTCATACTTGCCTAACGAAACTTTTACAGTTGCAGCATTTAGTGGAGACTTTGGGGCTTCAAATAATCAATATAACACAGACATCCTGATAGGTAATCTAAGATCACAAAGCGTAGAATATGTCAACCCTGCTACTTCTTATGCATCAGGTGATGTAGTTAACCACATGCAAGAGCAAGCCGGATCGACAGGGTATAACTTTTTAAGAAACGCGATTCGTACAGAATCTTGGAGAGGCAGCGATACATATGTAAATACTTTGAGATTTGGTGCGCAACCTGGTGTGATTTACACTGGCGCAGATCCAGTAAAGAATCCTATCGGTAAAAATAGTTTGGGATCATACAAAAATGAGTTCCAATTAACTATACACCCTCTCACAACTGACAGCACTTCTACTGAACTAGAAGATTCTAACCGTTCGATTAGTGGTGTAGGTATTCATAACTTATATCCTAGAACTCGTTTACACATATACGGTAAAAATGCATATAATGAAGCAGAATTTGGTGAAGAACTATGGACGCCTGGCTATACTATAGCTGGCGGAAGCGCAACTGGTATTTCTGGAACATACCCCTTCTATGGAAGTACTGCACAAAATTCTCCATCAACCAGCCAAGTAGCTATTGATTACATAGGAGATACTTACAGATACCCAGTGGGAATATACGATTACCAATACTTTACTATTGGTTTAACAGCAAGTACATCAAGTTCTTCTCTCGTTTCTATTTCACCCAATGCTGCGGTATATCCTACAAGAGAATCTCTTTCCCCGACACGTACATTTGCTCCTTGGCCAGCAGGAGCAGCATCAAATGAAGCTTGGCCATCAACCAATCCTGCTGTCACGGTAAACGGTGCTTACAGACACGGAGGAACAGCTAATGCTTGGTGGGAAGCGGCTTCTTACATTGGGTTTAACATTTTCAGAGACGTTTCTGCAGCAGACGGAAACAATAACGGAGATAATCGTGACACAACTCGCTGGGTTTTAGGAACTGACGGCGATAACGATTATGAACGCGGAAATAACGGTGCTGCTGCAATCATATCTTCACCGTACGGAGAAATTGGTTTGGTTACGATTCCAAGAGGGCGCGACGGTGGTTATGCTTATGAACAGTGGGAGCAACGCGGACTAGGAACACGAGATGTTCTTAACCAAATGAAAATTGTTTTTGATAGAAACGGTAACATTGCCGTTGGTAACGCTGCAGGATGGGATCTTGACGCGTACCCATCATTAGACAGATTCACTGACACCGGTTACTTGCGATACACCCCAGCAACTTCAAAAGAAACCAACCCAGGTACTACCGCGGGCGCTGGTACATCTTATGCATACGCGTACTACAGCGGAACTGGTGCTTATGGCTTAATTGACTATGGGGTATCTTACCCCGAAACTCCAGCCGACTCTCCAGCTGCTAAGATAAACGCAAATGCAACGGAAAAAGAATACATAAGATTGGAAGTTGCTGCTGAAAAGGCTTGGAGTAGAAATGGCCGTTCTATTGCTCAAAATGGATACGGATATCCGCCTAACGCAACTCTATTAGTAGCAACGCCAATAAACTACATTAAGTTTACTGCACCAATAACAGGAATAACTTCATGGCAATTAACAACAGATGATGAAGGGCGAATAGTTGATTCAAGAATAACTTTTACAAAGTCTGGGACTGTAACATCCACCAATTTTGCGGTAATTGTGTACCCTCACCCAACCGAGTTCAATAACGGTGGCCCTCAGACATACCCAGGCTATACTGCCCCAGCTGGCGCTCTTGCTGCAGAGTGGAGCGGAATGAATAGAGATAGCGGATCGGTTAAAGGCATTACTATGGTTTTAGGGGCTACTATTGCTATCTTAATTAATACAGCAGATGAACGTGGAGACGCCAACTTAAGATTAAATAACTTTGTTTATGGAGAAGGCTTTGGGATTTCAGGCCAAGGCGCAACAGGTGGTGCTTTACCGGGCGGTCTTGGAAACTATTCTTATGAAAAAGTTAAAGAGCATAGACAAAAATCTCCTAAGTTAATCTTTACTTTCCTAGAAAAGAATCCTGATTCTAGCAGACCCGGGTCATTAACAGAACCGTACAAAAAGGTAAATACAGTTGTGCAATCTGCCCAAAATGAATCACCTCTTCGCGAGTACTTCATACCTAAGAGCGATAACACCGGCGGAACATTCATGGTGTTTACCGATCATATGGGTAGCAAAGAACATGAAGATGGCATAGATAGACAACTAACAAGCGGGACCGGTTACACAGGAGGAAACGGCGGAGGAGGAACAACCGGTGGAAATACCGCAACTGGAAATATAGAAAAACTAATCCTAACTCAGGTGGTTACTGCTGAAATGGTTTACGGTAGAACAGGTGCATCATCGCCATATATCACAAGTCTTGCGGGTGTTACAGCTGGTTTATCGGGAGGTGAAGTGAGCGAAGATAA